CGCCCACATGGGGTCAAACACATAGTCGACGAGGTAAGCCGATTTGCTCGGGTACTTCGTGCCGTTGGTGCTGATCAGGTAAGCCCCACTAAACACCTTGGCACGGGCCTTGCGCCGGGCTTCTGTAATCTCGAGAAATCGCTTCGGGTCCCATGGTAACGGCACCCCGCCGAGCGCCTCCAGCATGGGGATATTGTTCATGTGCCGAGCTATGACGAAGGCAAACCACAGGTCCGGATTAGCGGCATGCGGCTCGCGCCAGTGCACGCGCAGCCATGCGGTCACGGTATCGAGCTCGCGATACACGTTGCAGAACCGGTATTGCTGAAATATCGGGTCGTCAGTCCACTCTACCGCCGGTCGTCCAGCTGCCCGGTACAGATAGATGCAGTGTCGCTTGTAAGCGAAGTCCCACACTTCTTGGGTGCGCATGTTATTGGCAGAGAGACCCGCCGCTGGTGCGACGGGCCTTTCCTTCCTTCAAGCAGCCTTCTTCTTACGGCTCTTCTTTGCCGGCTTGCTCTCCTCGTCGTCGTCCTCATTATCGGCAACGACGCCGGGACGCAGGCTGATGTAGCCACGCTCCGGGGCGGAATCATATGCAATGTCAACTGCCGTGACGCCGGCCTCCTTGGCCTCCTTCACGGTCATGCCATCCTCATACAATTCGAACCGCGCATAGGCGGCGGACCCTTCGCGCTTGGGGTTCTTACCATCCTCGGTCGTCACTGTGATAATCGAGTTTTCGTCGATACGCTTGCGTGCCTCTTCGGCCATCGCTCTTTCCTTTCTGTTGGTTACATGTTCCGCAGAAGACCGCGTGCCCGTGTCGAAGGATCGAAGGATCCGGCCTTCACGGAACACGCGGTCTTCCTTTATGATACGGACGATTTCGGTTGGATCGGTCGGTGGCGTACCTGCCGCTCCTGCTACCACGGTCCATAGCAACTGCATGGCGTCCACGGTGAGTGGCCAGTTCTCGATAGCTTCGACAAGGCGGACCCTGTTCCTGCCATCTGCGAACCGGAGCAAATCATTGATTCGCCCTCGCCCGTATAGCTCTGCAAGTTGACTAGGCGTCGATGCAAAGACATCATCCATCTGCGCAATGGGGTGCAAGCGCGCCGCCCGCAGGTCCTTGAACTTCCAGGCGTCACCTAACCCATTACGTGTCAGTACGATGCAGTGCATTCAATCGTCTTTCTCATGCACACTCAGTCTTATACTCTTTTTCCGCTAATGTAAAGAGCTATTTGCCGTTCGGTCTACTGGTAGTCTCCGGCTGCTTGACTGTAGTCACTCTGCATGTCTTACACACATAGCGCATGTACCTATCGACGACGATCTTTGGTGCGTCATCATCTATTTCGAATGTCTTGCTACAAAACGGACAGACACCCCACCGCTGTATCATAATTACCCCCTATGCCACGAAGAACCATACCATAGCCCCCAATATCACCATGATAAGGGCTGCTATCAACAAGCCCCGGCACCCGGCCAGTTTATCGCTATTATCGTCATTCATAAATTGTAACTGCGCTCTCGATTGCGTTGCGGCGACACTATCGTCAACCTGTGCTTGGCGCGTGTGGCCGCGACGTACCATGTGCGCGCCTCGTCGTCCGATGCCTTCTGGGCCTCCACGTAGGTACGCCACGCCCTGTCGGTCAGTATAATCACGTGGTCTGCCTGCGCGCCCTTGGCCCCGTGTATGGTCGACACACGCACCTTGGGTGCCTCCGTAAGCTTCTGCCCGCTGCGCAGCGCCGCCGTCATATAGATACGCTCTTTTGCCTTGATGGCCACCAGCGCATCGTACCATACGGCATCGGTAAGCAACCCGCCGGCTTCCTTTAAATCCTGTAACGTCACCATCTGGTCGCGGTCTTTCCACGCCGGCAGTTTCTTGTTGCCCCACGTAAAGCCATGATGCACTTTCATCTCAGCATAAATCTTGGCTGCCTGTTCTACAGTGATTTCCTCGCCACGCCGCAGCCGCTCCCAATTCAGTATTGCTTCTACCAGCGAATGGCGCACCGATGAATTACCCCGGTACTCGTACAGATACCCAAAAGAATTCAACCACGGTATCGCATCGTCCTGTAAAAAACACGAGTTACGCCCCAGCACCAGCGTATCTTCCGTGATATCGAACCCCGCATCTTCCAGTTGGCTGACGCGCCCCACCACCCCCGTGCCCTTGCGCGGTTCCCACAGCTTGGCGCGGCGCACACTGACACGCGCCAAAATCCTGAGCGCTACATCCTGTATCTCAGGCGGCACCCGCCAGCTATAACCCAGCACGGTCTCTTGCCCCGGCAACGCAATGAAATGGTCCACCGCCGCCCCGGCCCAGCGGTAAATCGCTTGGTCATCGTCCCCTGCGACGGCAACGCGCCGCGCGCCCTTGGCGAGGCGTGCCACCACATGCCATTGCAGCATGGACAGGTCCTGTGCTTCATCTACAAACAGCACTTGCAGTTGCTGATTCCAACCCTGCTCGACGAACCGCGCCAACATATCTGTAAAATCTAAATAACCATTTTTCGCCTTGAACTTGACCAGCCCTTTAGAAAAGTTCTCCACCAGCGGCCAAGGCAAGTTGTCATTAGATTCGTTATATTGCTCCAGCAGAGGTACGCCACGCACCCGCGCCATGTTATCGATAAACAGGCATCTATCACCGGTTTGGAACCCGAACGTAGATCCCTCCTCCAAGGAGGCAAAGGTACTGATAGGCTGCCCGATATAATTGCTGAACTCAGTCAGCTTCTTGCCCTCAAACACCACGCTGCGGTTCAGGCCCAGCGCGGCAAAGCACAGGCTGTGCAGCGTGCGGACCCACGGCAGGTCCTTGTCCCCCAGCCCGAACTTGGCCTTGGCCCTTTCTCTGGCCTCCTGCGCCGCCCGCCGGGTGAAGCTGACAAACCCTATACTGCCCGGCGGCGTCCCCCGGTCTAGCTCCTGCTCCATCTGCTCAAGCAGAAAGGTGGTCTTGCCAGTGCCGGGGGGGCCGAGGACGATTTCCATTATTTTCCAGCTAAAAAGACTGCTCGCAACTCCGCGACGGTAAAAACATCACCAACACGCTGGTCGTCACCAACTTGGGCTTTCATTTCCGCCGATAACGAATCCACCGCCCGCAATTGCCGACCAGTCATTGACATTATTGTATCTAGCCACAGGCGAATAATCTTTTCTTTTTCGTCTGCTTCGATACGAGCTCTAGTTGATGCAGATACATTCCTCCGTGGTTTTATTTTCTTTTCCACATTAGTCCACTGATGCTGTACCGCATAATGAAGAACAGTGATTTGTGCGTCTCTTGATGCGTCTATAAACCAACGGTCATATATATAGTTGGCAACAGATAATGCATCCTCACACCCGGCCCGACGAGCACGTATCATGGCATCTTGAAGATCTCGTGCCTTGTTAGTGCCCTTGGTTTCTGGTTCATGGTTTAGTTCAGCCATTTTACTTCTCCTTATATTTCTATACCAAACACTTCTTGTAACACGCGACGCCTCACGCGGCGACGTATCGCAGCCTCTTGTTTTGGGCTGATTTCATCTCCTATAGGTTCGTCGTGTGGAAGCGGTGCTTTGTCATCACCACCCATTGGCTCAATACGCGCAGCATACCTCGCTAACGCTATCGCTTTTGCTTGAATAAAATTCAAGCAGTCATTATCGTCATCAAAGTCGTCAGCAAGGCCAAGGTTTCGCTTCACGTATGGCGAAGCCCTGCCAGTAATCGTGGTGCCAAGATGAATCCGCATGACCCATATGCCCGGTTTCCAAGGGTTGCGTCTAATATACCCTAAGCACAACTTACCTAACTTCACGTGCTGCCAGTAAATTGTATCCCCCGTTACAAGTTTTCTCCGCGATTCACGCGAGGTGATATTGTACTTTGCCACAGGCATATCGGGCATATCCTCCGGTGCTTTGTTAGTCCACGCCTTTACTTTTGTGACAGTCCTACGATACCCACTCTGACATTTCTTATGATATTCACTCTGACACTGTTTACACCGATAACATAAACCATCAACACTTTTAGCTCTTCGTGAAAATTCTGCCCAAGGTTTCCACTTTTCGCATCCAGTACAACGTTTTCGCTGCACCTGCTTTAATCTAGCGTGTTCCTTTTTATTCTCACTTATCTTCTTCTTTACTTCCGGTCTCTGTTCGTATTCATTCCTACATTGCTTACACTCATCGTGGTGATTATCTGGGCGTTTTTTATTATGATGGAAACACGACAAAGCTTTCCATGTTTTACAGTGAGAACAACGTTTATTATCTCCTATCGCCAGCATTTGTTTGCCTTCTTAATTCACACCTTTTCGCGTATGATAAACATCGTTACGAATAAATGTAAATAGGTAATAATTGCAGATGCTTACGGCCTTGGGCGATGCTGGCTGAAATATTGCGCCGCAAGCAGCCACCAGAGCTCACAGCGCTCGGCGCGTGTTATGAGTCAAACCAGCCCTTCCTTCTCGGCCAGCCACGTAGGCAGGGTATATTCATAAATGGGCTTAGTGCGACTCGTGCGTTCACCCTGCTCCACGAACTTCTTGGGCAGCCACACAGCCTCGTCTTCCTCCCCGGTAGACGACAAAAGTATCCCGTCCATTGTCTCGTGGTGCAGGTAAAGTTCTAGCTCTACAGTTTTAGGCATATCCTACTCACAACTCCTTGTAGCTTTCGTCGGCGTAGTCGAGATAGCCACCGGGGAAGTACTCCCCGACCAGCCACCAGTGGCCGTAGTGGTGCCGGCGGATGTCGAGACCATAAAAGTTCTTCAGGTCAGCTATGTAGTGGCCGGGGAGGCGGCGACCGTTCGCTATCTCCCGTATGGCGCGGAGCGGGACGACAGTCAGCGGCGGGTAGAAGAGGTCGAGCACGGCCCTCAGCTTGGTGCCGGGCGACGGGAGGTCGTGGTGGTGACCACGGCCCTTGGCCTCGGCGGCGGAGACGGTCCGCATGTTCAAATAGCTCCAGGAGGCACTGCCGGGGGCTCCACGCTAACCGATTTCTGTATGGCCGCCTTCGGCACCGACCAGCAACGCACGGCAACCATCTCACCCTCGTCCTTGACGCGGATAGTTTCTTTTTGTCCGCCCAGCGCATGCTTCATTCTAATAATCATCTGGCTGCGCGTGTATATCTTAAAGTTGGCATCATTCAGATACTTCTGCAAGTCCTTCAACCGGAAGATATACTTGTGATTTATGTCATGTTCATCGGTGTCGTCTAGCCACGGACGCCCCAGCAATATATCTTCTTTCGATTTAGCGCGGTGCTTGTTGTTGACGAACTCTTCCAGCAACTCCACAAACTGCCCGACCAGCCCGACCTCGGGCGGTGCATCGATAATCGTAACCTCGGCTAACAGGGCAGACACCACCACATCCCAATCGGCCTGCTTCATACCCTTGAACAGGACATTCATTTCAATGACGCACACCTTTTGAAACGCTCGATAATTCATAAGCGCTTCCGTCGTAAACTCTAGACGATTTTCCCGCACGGTCAAGAACCACAGCGGCTCGTCTGTATTAAGCTTGGTCAACCCGCCAACCACGGGCATTTCATTAGTCTCAGACCCGACACCGTATTTGCGTATCCTGCATAGTGCGCTGTTGCAGTGCGCTACGATAGGCTGGTCCTTGCATGGATAGAAATAGTTCTTCTGCTCTAGCCGTTTAATGATGTCTACCATCTCGGACGCTGGCAAGGGTGGCTGTGCATAGTCGCGATTCCATTGCTCTAACACTTCCTTCCATTTCCTGGGATATTTCTTCTTGGCAAATATACCCATGGCCATGATGCCATTGTTTCGTGAACCCGGCCCCAGCCCTATGGATGAAAGGTACTGCATGCACGGCGGACCATCTTTGAAATCTATACCGCTGCCCTCCGGCGCATTATCCCCACCATTGGCTGTGTGTTTTTCATTCGATGGGCCATCTATCCACGTTGCCGGCTGCAAGTGCGGTTCGGTTTCAATACGGCTAAGAAACTCCTCAAGCGACATGAACGTACCATCATCATTATAAGCCCGGCGAGTATCACCAAAATACGGCATATTCAGCCAACTGCCCAAATCGCCGCGCTCTAATGCCACCGAATGTTGTTTGGGGAATACCTCTGCGCCACCGTGCTTGAGCATAGCGGCCATTTCCTTCAGGCGAAATTGCAACCCGGCTGATGTCACCGGGTCTTTAACGTGCACAAACAGATGTAGGCCATTAGACTTGGACGCACATCCGATAATCGGATAGTGCGCCTTGCGGCAAAGTTTCAGTATCTCTACAGGCTCTATATCATACTGGTCAATATCGATACAGCCCCACAAACAGGTATTGTTATCGCGTATGGGTATGACACCCAGTGGCCTTACACCGTTCAGGTGGTCCAACCACATCTCGGCCGTCACCAACCCACGCTTGGTGTAGGCGGTGGCCTTAATTTCAACCTTGCCGCCATGCATCGCGCCAACCGCCGCAGCCACGTGGTCATAACTACCGTATGCCTGATCATATCCCTCAAAACACTTCAGCATGCGCCGCGCAAGCTTGATGTCAGCCATTTTCCACCTCGTATGGAAAAGAAGAATATGCGGAGGGTTGCCCCTCCGCTAATCCGGGTTATGCCCCCCTGGAATTAAATTTCGCTAGATGCGCCGCCGCCAGCGCCGCCTTCGTCAGTCGATGCCGTGATAGCACCGGTCTTGGCACTGTCGTGCAACGCCTTGCCCGCCGCACGGACACCAGCGTCGCGTATCAGGCCACCGTCGGCCACAGTGGCCACAAAGAACGAACCCTTGTTGTTCTCGCGCGGCTTGGAGCCTACGATGTATTTGCGGGTCCATGCGGCCGGCGTGAACAGTTGCCCGTTCGCCGGGTTGGTCATCTTGAAATCATTCATAGTGGTCATCCACTGCCGGCTGGCCGTGTGCCCGGTAGAACTGAACGCCAGCACGGCAGGCTTCACCGTGTTCTCACCCACCACGTTGCCAAAGTGATAGCGTGTATCGATCAGGTCATGCAGCCCGTCGGCAGTCTTCCATATCTTCTTGCCGGGGTCCTGCGGGTCGGTAATCTGCCTGCCACCGATACGCTTCATCGTATCTTCAACAGTGCCCTGCAACGGGTGCCGAGCCACGAAGCCGCCGCCATCATTGCGCGGCACCCACTCCACGATTTCACGGTTAAAGTAGCAGTGCTGAAACTCCAGCTGCGGCTTGCCGGTGCGCTCGGCCATGGCGGCGTCACCCGCCCACAGCTTCTTGGTCGCACGGTCCATGTACATGCCGGGTTCGGCCCCGTCGACATAGTTGGGGTCGCGCTTCTTTATCTCAGGGCTCATGTCCTGCAACAGCACGATAAACGGTACGATGTTATCGTCCGCCGACGTGGACAGCCCAGCCCCGGCATCGGCAATCAGTTCCTCCAGCAAATCCGTAGGTATGACATTACGATTGTCTTGCGCGGCAACCTGCTTGCCGTTCTTCGCTTCTTTGGCCATGATTACTCCTTGGCGTTGGTGATTTTTACGATGCGACCTATGGTGCCGCCGATAACGTCCAGCGGCGGCAGTATCTTATCCGGGTCGTCGGATTCATGCAGCTCTTTAAGCCACTTGGTCAAAGTCGACCAAACAACCTCACGCTTGGTTTCAACGGCAGCCATCTGAAACCGCTTGCGCAACAGGTCTGCCGCCAGCTTCGCCTCTTCACCTGCCCCACGCGGGAACATGGCGATGACGCTGTTCTTGATTAAGTCACCCGCATCATGCGCCTCCAGCCACGCAAAACCGGGATGGTCCTGCTCAGCCACCGGGATGACCGCCTTGTAATACGGCTGCGCCTGGAACTTGCGCCCGCCCACTTGCAGCATTTGGATGTGGGTCTCATCCATCATGTCGATGAGCTCACTTTCCATAATGGTCCGTCGCCGTGTCTTAAGCTCGGCTATGCGTGCCTCGTTCAAAGCAATGCGGTCATCAATGTCATTGACCTCAGCCGCCAGTTCCTGCATCCGCTCCAGCGTAGGCGCTTCCGGCTCTACCGGGGGCTCCCCGGCAGCCTCCTCCGCCAGCCGCGCCACCAAGTCTTCTTGTGTCATGCAAACACCCCTTTGACTGTTTCTTACCAGTCTACGCTCGCGCCAATCAATCCACCAATTTAAATTGGCACTATAAGGCTTTTATTTTTGCCCCCCATGCCCTGCCCAAAAACCAAAAGGCTGGAGTTACAGGAGTAACGGAGTTACTCCACATCGCGCGACCTTACCCCACAAGGGTTTGCTTCCGTACTCTTATGGTACTCTATATACTCCTATAGGGCCAAATCGGTTCCAAAACGGCATTTTACATCTGTCTAAATAGCAAGTATGCTGCGATAAGACGCTGCAAACAGATCCCCGGGAACGAAATGCTGCCACCAAACTACACACCCAAGAGTATACCGCTTCAGCACCAGTACGAGGCAATAGATATCGGTTGGAAGCGCCCTTTCTTCGCTTATTTCCTGGAAATGGGCTTGGGCAAGACGCGCATTGCAATCGACGATTTCCTGTTGAATTACGAGGACAACCGTGTGGACGGGCTCATCGTAATCGCGCCGAAGAGCGTCTACACCAACTGGAGCCGCGAGGATAAAGACAACCCCGGCGAAATTCAGCGCTGGATGTGGGACAAATACCGCGCCACGGCCCGCGTCTATACGTTTCGCGCAGGCAAAAAGAATGAGCACGCACAGCGCGAATGGTTGCTGGACACCAGTCAGCCCAGCCCGCGCATCCTGCTGGTTAACATCGAGGCCATTGCCACTGTGAAAGATGCCAAGGCATTGGTTATCGAGTTCTGCAATACGCACCGCACCATGATGATAGTGGACGAATCCACCACCATAAAGACGCCGCGTGCCCAGCGCACCAAGTTGCTGCACAAGCTGGCGCAGATAACTGAGATGCGGCGCATTATGACCGGCAGCCCCAGCACCGGCAGCCAGTCAGATTTGTGGGCGCAGTTTCATTTCCTACGGCCCACGTCTAATCCGCTTGGCTACAATCACTTCACCACGTTCCAGGCACGATACAACAAGCTGGTGGCCATCAGGGTCAACGGGCATACGGTGAATAAAGAAGCTGGCCCGGCCAACACTGAGGAGCTCCAACGCACCGTTAGCCTGCACAGCTTCCGGCGGCGCAAGGTGGATTGCCTCGACCTGCCGCCCAAGGAATACCAGCGCTGGGAAGTCGAATTGACCGAGGAACAACGAACCGTCTACAAGGAACTGCGCCAATTCGCCATCGCCAAAATAGATGTGGATTATCTCCATGTCAAACCACAAGTTTCCACTGAGCTAGTAGTCACTCAGTTGATGCGCATGCATTCAGTCGTGTGCGGGCACATCAAGACAGACGATGGCGTTATTCGCCGCCTGCACAGCAACCGCATGGCCGCCGTGGCGGATATAGTCGGCGCTACAGACGAACAGGTTGTCATATGGTGCCATTGGCGAACAGATGCAGCCATTGTCGCCAGTGGGCTCCGTAAGATCTATGGTGAAAACACCGTTGCCGAATGGCACGGCGGCATCGACATCAAGCAACGCGAACAGTACGAGAACGAGTTCCAGGGCGGCAAGCGGCACTTCATGGTTGCCACGGATGCAGCCGGCGCGCGCGGCCGTACGTGGACCGCAGCGACTTTGGTCATTTACTACTCTAACGGGTATGACTGGGAACTGCGCGAACAAAGCGAAGACCGCACGCATCGCATAGGCACGGTCGGCACGGTCACCTACGTGGACATCGTGGCCCCCGGCACCGTGGATGAGAAGATATTGAACGCGCTACGCACCAAGCGGAACATCGCCCGCTCTGTGGTGGCCGACGGGCTGGAGGCCTGGATATAAAACAAGCCCCGTGGGCGCGTTTTTACCCCTACCCCTCTGGGTGGGGTCTGCCACCACTCTAAAACTCCCCAGCGGCCCGGCTGGCTGCCTCAGCGCCTATCTTTAGGCGGCACCAACCCCCGGCAAACGCAGCCATGTGGTCGTAATAATGTGCAGGCTCGGTACGCCCAGCAGCAACGCGACCAACATGTACAGCGCGATTAGAAAAACCAAGATCATAAAAGCGCGCTGCACGGTTGTCGGCACAGCGATACTCATCCAGCTAGCGAACCACAGAATGACCGCGCCTATCAACAGTAGAATTGCAACCACAATCGCAATGTTGAGGATGCCCAGTAAGATTCCTGCAAGGCTCATGACTTGGTTCCTTTCAGCCCCATGTAATGACGTATTTGGCGGCCATGTCTGCCTGGACCTTTTGGAGTTGACTGGTAGACAGCACGCAGTTCCACATAGACGGCGGCAATAGTCGGCCCACATAACCGTTGCTGGTCGTATTGCAGTTGGTGAAGCTGCAACCCGAGTTAGCCGGTACGGCGGCGCGCTGGGTCGGCACCCCCGAACCATAGATTGTTCCATTGATGTAGATGTTCGATATATTCGCGGCTCTATCGTAAGTGATACCGATACCCCAATATTTACCTATTCCGGGAGCGCCGCCCATCGGGCTGCCGCTGGTTATGACATAGCTTGGATTGGTAGTCGCCAAGTGCCTGACATTGACTTCCCGGTTGCCGGCAGAGCTGATCTGCACAAAGATATCGCCGTTGACGCTTCCCTGTGTCCAACCAAGCAATGCACCGTTGCCGATAGCTGTAAACCAGATGGGCAAGAAGAACGTGTAATCGCCCGCAGGCCAGTTATAGCTGGCCCGGTTGTAGCGGCTCGAAACGCCCGGTATCGTAGACATGCGATGGCCGTTTTGGATAAACTCGGCCAGCGGCGTGTTGGGCGTCCAGATACCTGTGTCAAGACCGCTGGACGGCACGGTTACGATGTTACCGCTGCCGTCCATCGTAGCATTGTCGAAGTCAAGTCTAATGATTGGTGTTGGTACAGTTACCGCCCACGCGGATCCGCTCCATGCCTTGAGTGGCTTCCGCACCCACGCGGTGCCATCCCAAGTCTTAACCGGCTTCTGCACCCATGCGGTGCCGCTCCAGACATTCACCAGATTGCTGGGCGCAGCCGGGGTCCGCGTGGGGATGAATACCGGACGCGGCGGCAGCCTGAACGCGGGCCGGAATATTCCGGGCATAGATTAGCCAAGCTCACGCATGTACAGCGTGCCAGACAACGTGATGGCGTCCACCGGGGTCGTCGCCAGTTCGATTGTCATTCTGCCGCCACCGATGACCGTGAACGTTGTCTCCGGTGTCCACCACCAAGGAAACGGCGCACGAACATTCCAGTTGAAGCTATCCATTACGACAATGGTGCCTGCCGTCGCCTTGGTCGTATTGTTCACTTTAGCTGTACCACCGAACGCTGTATCCCCGGTTACGCGGGGAACGGCCGTGGCCGCTGTGCCGCCAGAGCCGGTTGTCGTCGCACCTGTCTTAACAAGGATTGACAGCCCCTCTTCCTGTGCGTCACCAACCTCTGTCGATTGGCTGAGTACGAAACCCAGCATTTCAACCGGCTTGCCTGCCGCCGCCGCGACCTCGAACAAATCCTGTTGTGCCGATGCGACGACACTTGTGAATGATACAGAGTAGATGCGTCCTTGCGGCATAGGTCACCTCATAAGAAACGGCACGAAGGCCGCAGGATTGAACGGCGGCAACGATAGTCCTGACGACGACCCAGACCCCAAATCGAGCCCGACATACTCAATGTCGGGCGCGTAGGCAGACAGCCCACTGCCCGGCACACGATAGGTGGCATAGGTGTTGAGGATGGCGGGGACCGACGTAACCGCCGCAGGCGGCAGAGCATCGGCCCACGTCAGCCCGTCAGAGGCTGTCGTCGCGTGCAACGCCGCATAGTAGCCGCCCGCCGTCAGCGTCAGCGGTGTGATCGGCTGCCACATCCATGTGCCCGGCGTTGCGCCGGTAAAGTCGAAGACGACCGTGCGCAGTACGGTGTCGCTGAACCACTCGTACAGCCTGACCGTCCGGGTGCCGCCAGTGGTGGTGACATACATGCCCATCCACTGGATGGGGATATCCGCCGCCCCTATGCCCCAGCGGACGCCCACTTCACCCGTAAAGTCGTTGCGGTTGGGACCGGGAGTATATGCAGCAATCAGCGATGCCGTTGGCCCTGTCATGTCGTGTCTTCCGCCTCCCACACCAAAACGGCAGCAAGCAGGGTATCGATTGCAGCCTGCACCTCAGGTGTAGTGTCGACGATATTGCGAACACTCAGTCGTGCGGAAGCAATAACACTGGTGACATCAGGTTCTGGTGCATCCAGGACAACATTAACCGTGCCCTGCACCTCGCCTCTCGCACAATCTATCGAAATAGAAGCTACCTGCTTAGTCGCAGTGACGGTGATTTCAGTCATGTTGTATCTATCCAAACATCGTTGACGGCAGGCGATGAGGGTGCGGTTGTGCCGACAGATATATTGGTGGCAACCTGTTTGGTCACGCCATTGATTTGCATATAGGCACCAGCAGCCGTCGTCCAGATATCTCCGTTAACTGGTGCAGACGGTGCCGAAGCACTATGCGGCAGATTGATGACGCCACTACCTATCTTGGCCGCGCGTACCGTGCCACCACTAGCTTGGTTAGAGATAGCTACAGTGTTCGAGGTCGCAGAACCCGCCCCGATAAAAATGGAACTATCAAAATAGAAGCCAGCGCCAGAGTTGAGGACGAGCGCGCCATTGACATCGCTGCGCGGCGTGATAGACAGGGACTGCCCATGCGGCGGCATGGCCCTGATAATCAGCCCACCTGACGAACTGGTGCCGGTCGTGCCATACTCAACGACAGCGTTGGCCCCACTCATAATGGTGAAGTTGCCGTTGTCTTGCAGCGTAAATGGACTGCTCTGGATCAGCTTGCCGGTCGTCGTATTGAACCGCGCAATCGCCTTATCAATAGCGCTGGCAGGCCCTACGACATCGCCGGCACCCCCCGCGACCGTTGGCGCGTACATGGAGCCATCGGAGCCGTAGGTAAGTGCATTCCCCGCGTCGGACGACACTCTGACCGGATGACCGTGCACCATGTCGCTGAACGCGATAGGGGCTCCTGCACCCAGCGACACATAAATCTCGCCCTGATTGCTCTGCGAGAAACCGATCGGCGAGTTGCCGCCATTGTAGCTCTTGTGGCCGAATGTCAAGCCGTTGACGACGATCGTGGTCTTGTTGCTGTTGGCGACCGAACCGCCGACGCCCTGAAGAGCTATCTGGGCGTTGGTCACCGATATATTGGAATTGTCGCTGGTATCAATCAGGTCGAAGCCGAGCCCGGTCAGGTTGAGCGTGTTGGCCGCGTCCGCCCTGATGTTGAGCGGACCGGTCATGCTATCGCCACCGACGTTGACATAGCGCGCGTCGGCCGTCGGTATATCGAGACCGCCGCCGCTGCCACCTACCTGCCATGTCGCGTCAGAACCACGCCGCGCATAAAGCTGTCCATCAGTCGGTGCTTCAGGGACGGCACCTGGATCACCTTTGACGCCTTGCGGCCCCTGCGACCCGGTATTACCCTGTGGGCCTGGATTGCCCTGTGGGCCTGGATTGCCCTGCGGTCCAGACGGTCCTGGATTGCCCTGTGGCCCGGCTGGACCCTGTGTGCCGGTATTGCCCTGCGGCCCCACTGGCCCAACGCCACCTTGCGGTCCCTGTGGCCCGGCTGGACCGGGGGTGCCTTTGGTAGCAAAGTTTAACAGAATTCGTTGCTGGGCTAACGGGGATGGCCCGCTCGCGCGCCATGTGACAGGAAACTCGTGGTAGGCACCTTTATCAGTGCTGATACCGGCAACATCATAAGACACCCATTTCGTCGCATCGTCCTTATCCTGGACAAAGATGCGGTTCCCAGCATCGATAAGATTAAAAGAGTTGGTGTTGTCCTTACCTATCGAAGAAACGTGGTTCACCCAGATCGCCGTCACCAGCGGGTGCATTGAATTGTTAAAGCGCACTTCAGCAGAAGTCGGCGGCTCAACCGTTGCCGAATCAAACATATATTCAAATGTCGTGAAACTCTGGCCCGGTTCGCCCTCTGGTCCTTGCGGGCCAATTGGTCCTTGCGAGCCCTGCACGCCCTGCAAGCCCTGCGGCCCCTGCGGCCCCGGTATCGTACTGGCCGCTCCTTGCGGTCCCACCGGCCCCTGTATGCCTTCCGGCCCCTGTATGCCCTGCGGCCCTTCCAGCCCCTGCTCTCCAGGAGGTCCAGGCGGCCCGCCGGCAGGGATATTCACATAGATGGGGACAAGCGGGCTAGTGACTTCAACGTTGATTGGCTGGGACGGCCCGTCAACTACAACATTGACGATAAGCTCGTCGCTCGCAACTTCGATCACATCTATGATGTCTGTTGCCACGTTACACCCCTATAGTGGAATCCGTCACATCGTATGTAACATTGACGCCACCGCCAACGACCGTTGCCACATCTCCCCCGGTATAGGTAAGCTGCAAATCCCACACACCGCTGGCAATCGTCAACGCCTTGCTGTTGTCTGCGCTCAATACAACGTTAATGATGTTCGGCGTCGTAATCGTACAGTCCAGCGGTGTTATCTTCTTACCACTAGGCTTGTCACGTATCTCCGCCTTGCCGGTCACTCCAGTAAGATCCATCGGCTGCGTGCTGTCGGCATCTAGCCAGAGCTTGAACTGCCAGCGCCGGCTGTCTCCTCGGTAAATATCCAGTGCGAATGTGCCGGGCATAACTCTCTCCTACCCTTTATAGAGTACCCCATTGACCAGCACGCCTTGGCCCGGCGGTACGGTCACCGACACATATTCCCCCGGTGTCGGGATAGGCACTGGCACAGTGCCGGCCGGCGACATCCATGCAACCAACGCCGCTTCGTCACCGTTCCAACGGTTGGCATCCACAGGCCCATTAATACCGTCGCAGCGCGCTTCGTCGGTGAACTGCCAGAGACTCCACTGCGGCCACGTAGCAGTCGGCCAGCTGACTGTTTTGCCGTACTGTGCCACCCACAGACTGGTATTCTCGGCAAGAATCGCACTGCGCTTGCCGCCAAGCTGTTCCTTGATTTGGTGTCCACTATAAATGGTGATTTGCAAATCCGGCCGCACCTTACGAATGTAGGTGACCGCCTCCTCCAGTTCAGCCAGCGTCGTACCGCTGCACTCGTGATCGAGCACAACACGCTCGCCCGGCACTGGATTGATGGTGCCCAAGTAATGATTCATCTGTCCACTCATATCACTCTCGCGCATAAAGTGGTAAGTGCTCGTCAACAGTCCAGCGTCCTTTGCCGCCTTCATGCGGCTGAACAGCTTATCGTCGACATATGATGTGCCCTCAGTGGCCTTGTGGATAACGCCGATGGTGCCGCCACGCTTGACCGCCGCCCAGTTGATAGGGTCTGCCTGATGGTGACTAATGTCGATGACTACAGGGTTGCTCATGGGTGTGCCACCTGTTTCTGTTCCTTGTCCATGCGTTGCAGGATGGTCTTGATTACCTCAATGTCCGACCGGAACTCGCCAAGCGTATCCTGTAGCTGGCGTCGCAGCAGGATTGCATCAGTAGCAACTTTTTCAAGCGCTTCAATCCGCACTTCGTTGAGGTCGGTCTTGTGGTCATTACGCTCCATCGACTGGGCCAACTGTACAACGGCCGCGCTGTTGCGATCGGTGTCGCGTTGCAGACCACTGAGCGTATAGCCCCACGCAACGAGGCTTGCCGCGATGCCACCAAGCAGCACCAACGTCTGTAGATCAAAGTGCCACTTGCTATTGCCACCTTCAGTAGTCACTTCGCCTGCGTTGCAGCCTCCATACGTGACGCCACCGCCTGCGCCGCCTCCATGTGTTCCCGCGCCGTATTGACCAGACTAACCATCTTGGTCAAGTATACGTCTGCCGAGCCAAAGGCGGCTGCACGCGCGTCCCAGATGCTGTCCAGCGCCATAGCTATGTCACTGTCCTGCACCTCTTCACCAGCCTCCAGCGCCGCCGCCACATTGGTGTTGGCCACCGCGACATGCGCCGCCAGCAACGCGGCTTTATCCTCTCCCCGGAAGACCCTATCGGCATAGGCGGCACGCACCGCATGGTTCGGCGTATCCGGGGACTCTGTGGCCACCTTCTGCGCGGCGCGCATGGCTGCGAACGCAACCTTCTGGCAAAAGGCGAGGTCAGTTACTTTGGACACCAGTGACATCGAACAGATCCCCTATCGTTAGCGCGCCAAATATATCCAGTGGCGGCGTTGCTGGCGCAGGCGTGACGGGTATACTCTCCGCAACCCAGTGGTCCTCCTGCCATATAGCACGTTGGCCGGGCTCCAGGGTAGGCGGTTCCACAGTCGTCGCATAAGCAGGTATCAAATACATTCCGGGTTCCATCGGTGACGCATCTGCCTCGTCATCCCCGGCATACTCCTTGGTTGCCCAGTTGTAGCTATAGACTCGCATCGGGCTCTCCTAGTATTTGATGCACGCCAGCATCGCCAAGTTCTTTGGTCGTGTTTCAGCCCCGCCGATAGGATTCACAGTGATTGCGTGCGTATGGTTCGCGCTACTGTAGCCGGTGTTGCCCGACACCGCGACCGTGTGCGCGTGCGCGCCAGCCGTAGACGTTGGCATGGTGTCCTGCGCCGCAGCATAGTCGGTCGCTATCGGGATAGAGCCAGCGCCTATGTTGGCCAGACGTTCATTCACGGTGTGCGCATGTGAACCCGCCGAACTGGTGCTTGACGAAGAGTCAGCGAAGCTGTGGTAGTGGTCAGCGCTTATCGTGCCAGATGATGCCGTGTGACTGTGGCTGCCGAAACCATCTGCCTGCGAACTGCCCAGCGCACGCCCGGCATCGACACCGGCAGCATCATCCAATGCGCGTAGAAACTGCCCGCGCAAATCAGGAACACGGAAATTCGTGCTGCCGTCGCCCGGTGAGAATTGGCCAACCGTGCGCGCACCATCGCTGATAGCCATGTTGCTGCTGGACTGCGCAAACGTCCACAGCGCGGCGTAGCCAGTGCGACTGAGCAATGAACCATTGGCCTTGATGAATCCTTGCGGTGGCGTGATGCCGGGCACATAGACAAAACCGCCCACCGGGAAATCCGCGCTACTGCCGCTGGATGCATCACTCCAGAAATTGGTCCCGTCATAGAATATGGTGCAACCCGAACCTGGAGACAAAATCTTGTTGGCTGCGCCGTCTATTGTTTCCCCGCCAAACGGGTCAACGGTAACGACGACGTCACGCGCGACCACACGTATCCACCACCCCGGCAGCAACGAGCTCTTGGGGTCCATGGTGATTGTCTGGGCCACGGTCGTAATATTGAAGAGCGTGCCCCAGTCCGATAGATGTGCAATCACACCACCAGAACTGCGCGTTACCGCATAGTTGCCCGCCAGCGAGTATCTATGCGTTGCAGGGTCGATGAACCCGCGCAACGCATCGCCAGCACCATCATACACAAAGTCTGACCATGGCGCGACAGCGTCACTTATCCAAGGCATGCCCGGCACCACATAGGTTGGCCGAATCGGGCCTTTGTGCGTGCTGTGCACGGCATCGCGCCAAGCGTTAAGGTCCGATGCCAGACCAGACCCGGACTTGGCCGTTGCGACGATGGTGCCAAAATTGAACTGCGTCATTGCACCTTACCCCAGCCTTTGGCTACCCAATCGAATACCATGGATTTGCCGGCATTGTTCTTATCGAAGAAATTGACTTTGAACGAAGTATCTGTCTTCGTAGCTGTTGGAATCGTGTAATAATCTCCCTGCACCATGTTCTGTGGTGTAACGACAACCGCAGGCACCGCGCGGAACGCGCCATTGGGATATGTCACCACAAGGCCCGCAGCCGGTGCCGTCAAATCATTGCCCTTCTCGATGCGGTCCACCATATCTATAACTACAGACAACTGCTTGATGGCCGGTGTAGTGGATGACCGCACATCGTTAGTACTAATATCTATGGCTGGCTTGCCGGAGAGTAAAATACGAAACTGTATGGCCCACGCCACCACGTCAGTCAGTCCCAGTATCTGCCAATCTTCCCATTGATTGAGTGTAGGATTAACTTTGGTGATACGGTATTCCGGCTGCACCTTCCAATCAACCTTTTCCACCGTGTCCAACGGATCTACGGCTGCCAACGTCACCCAGTTAGACATCGCTGATTGTGGGCTATAGCCATATGCATCGATTATCGTAGACACCCGACAACTGGTCAATTCCCCTAGATTAATGCTGTTGCTGAAGTAGTAATAACCTGAAAGTTCATAGCTGGTATGTGTCGCATCGTCGGCCAGCCGTAACTCCGGCGCTATCACTTCAGTGTGATCGTGTACACCAAGAAATCCCGGATGTTCGTCTATCTGTTGGATAAAATTGATCCCGGTCAACGTGCCGACCAGTGTATATATTGATATTTCATTCAACGAGCTAAGACCCCAAGGTTTCTTAGCCTTTATGAAGAACGTACCGACCCGCGTGCCAATCTGCACATTGGTGTTGGCCGTATTGACCAAGGTCGTAGCCGCATTCCAATCTGGCAAGGCAACAAGGTTCGATGCAAACCGTATCTCGTATGTTATGCCAACCCCCGGCACTGGATCCCAGCGCAATATCGATATATCTCCCATAGTGGAAATAAGAAAATTGTCCACATCCGGGGGAGGCGTTGTGAACTCTGTCGTAGCATGCGCGGGCGCGTATGTCCAATCGCTGTGCTGGCCGTTGTCAAAGATGCAGCGCACCCGCACGGTATAGGTACCGCTCTCCAGCTTGCGTATTTCAGTCGTTGTTATCTGCGGCGTGACCGATGCAACCGGCTTCCAGATGCCTTCGCTGTCGCCCGCGTCCCTGTACTCGATCTGGAACAGCGTGACCCGTCCGTACGGTGGCGGTTCCCAGCTAACAGACAGAAAAGCCCAATACTGACTGCCCCCGTCGAAATACGCGCCATCAGTTACCCGGATGTTGCGTGGCGGCAATAGGAATGGGTCTATCGGCTGCGTGATGCCGTCATTATAATCCGGTATCGCACCAGTGTCGGCATCAGCTATTTCTGGTGCGTCTGCCACCATGGTCAACCGGTGCACAAGATTTTCCTGCGGCTCGATACCTACGACCCGTAGAATCTTGCTGTCATTGGTGGCGTAGCCAATATCAAACAGATCACCCACCGCAGGCATGGGCAGTCCAGTGCCCACCAGCCCAACCACCGTAAACTCACCGACGTAACCGGGGTCTATCGTACGCTCCAGGAACGTACCGTTCGACAACCGAAACCGCATCAAGTAATTCGTGGCACCAGCCAGCACCACATTCGTATCCATGTAGACCACTTGCGCGCTGGCATCAATCGCCACCACGCGCCCAGAGTAGAGCCCGTATTTGAACGTGTCATAGTTGACCCGTACACGATCTCCCCGGATGAGCGGCAAGGCATCCCAGCTTGTCATCAGGCTATAGACGCCGGGCCGCAGGATGCGTTGCGCTAGGTGGAACCGCCCATGCTTCCACACGCGGTTTGTATCGGTCTGGCCGGGTACATCAAAGCCCTCCAGCAACGTGGCGTTCGCCTTGCTGTATCCATCGTTATAAACGACACGTTCATCCTCGAGCCAGCCTTTGCTCGCATTGGGGAACCGTATCCTGTAGCCATGCGGTATCGGGTCTAGGTCGCGTTGCTCTTCAAAATTCCAACTGTTGCGTGGCGTGAACAACTGCACCACGGGAACGTTCTGCTCATCCCATACGACAGACCACTTGCCATCCTTGAACACAGGCATGGCGCGGCCCGCAGCGCAGATTTCTATAAGCAGATCGAATACCGTCATAGCCTCCAAGATAACCTTATCGTAATACCAGCCTTGGTTCACGCAATACGACCACCACGCCTGCAACGCAGGCAAATCGATCTGGCTTACCGGATATGGTCGCCTGTTGGCCTTGCAGGTCAATACGTGGCGAAACAGGTCCGGTGGCCGCCGTGAAATCGTATTGGCCACCCACGCGCTGCCGTTCCACGCCGTGACCTTAGAGCTGACGATAACGTTGTATGTGTCAACGATATTGTTAAGCCGGCCCGTGGCCTTGATGCGTATCGCAGTCACAGATATCGGTGCGTCATTGAACGTGACCGGCTCACCCGTGCGGAAACTGCGCATGGCCGTCCATATTATCTGGTCAAACTCAAGATAATGCGCATCGGTAAGCCTTTGCTGAGGGTCGGGGCCGAATTTGTGCACCTTTACTTCATATTGACCCATGGCCGGAAAATTGAACACGACGGTGCGTCGTATCACAGCCTGCGTAGCCTTGACAAAAGCCAGCGAAGGTATGTTGATCCATGTGCTGGCACCTACCGCACGATACTGCATGTCAATCTGTGTACCGCGATCATGGCGTTGCCCATCTGGGTCCATGGTCGTCAAGCCTTGCGGCCACGTGAAATCTAACCCTATCTGCACGCAATCTGTCGCGGTAGTCTGCGTAATGGCTGCGTCCACCTGTTTCAGTTCGATGGACAGGGGCAATTCGATAACTGAACGAGGATAAAGCGACGTTGGTGCTTCATCTATCGCAAAACCATAACGATGCTGGATCGTCGCCTCGGTATAGACACTGAGCGCCGTTTCTCCAATCTTACAACTGGCAGCTTCAATATCCAGCGGCCCATAACCGTTGCAGAACAGTTGCCGCAGATACTGGTCATCGCCAACGGTTTCGGTATAGGGGCTAGCCGCCAGCGGCGGCGTGATACGATGCCGCCCCAGAATCAACGGTATAGTGCCCCATTGCAGCACTTGATTGCGCGAACCAGAAATCGAATACGATGCCTTAGCATCAGTGGCCATAGGCTGCTTGGGCGGCTTGGGCGCGAACAGCTTGGCCAGCAAGAACTTCACGCCGATGGTTATGCCCATCATCAGCAGATGGCCAAAGAACCCAAGTGAAGCAATCGCCGCGCTGAATGCACTGGCCGCCGCAGAGATGGCACCAAAGACCGCGAAGATCGGCCCCTCCGCCACCGGGCGCGCTATCACGGCTACGCTGGGTTTCGGGCGCACACGGTCCCACATGTGTTCGGGCACAAGCGTGCCGTCCTGCAAGTATATTATGAAGTTATGGCGATACTGCCGCACGTCCCCGACATCGAGCGCGTATTCCAACGCCTCGCTGATAGACAACCCGGTTGGAACCTCGATAACTTTCCTGTCTGGCTTAAGCGGATGCGGGAATAGATAAAACCGAACCCTGTCTTCAGGCCCCAGTATCTCCCCGTCGCGTGGCTCCAGCGGCTTCATGGTACGTAACGATAAAAGCCCTCTAGCAGGTTGCTTATCCGTAGCGAATGATAACTCTCGATAACCGCACCCGCGCCTTTCTCAATATGCAGTAACCGCCCACCCCCGACCACAACCCCGATGTGCGGCCGCCCGGCAACGTGCATCAACGCACCGTCGCCGGGCTCCGGGTCCGCCACCTGGATCCAATAATCGGGCCTGTCGTCCACCAGCCGCCGTATGTGCAGGCGGTCCAGGGCGGTTGTGTAGTCGGCGCTGTAGGACGGCAGCTCGATGCCCAGCACATGCCTGTATACCAGCCAGAAAAGTCCCCAGCAGTCGGCCCCTGCCTCCGTGCGGCCTCCATCCAGCCACGGCACACCAACAAACTGTTCAAAGTCTCGTGGGGTCACGCAAAAGCTCCAGGAAACCCTGCCGGGGTGAACAGACCGGCAGGGATGGGCTCATCCTCTGCGGCGTCCAGCCCGATATCGAAAGAAACAACGTTAGAGTTACGGGTGAATCCGCGCAGGTCCAGCACCGGGAACGGTATCTGCACGGTATCCGGCGCAGACGCAGCCACAATGTCCAAATCGCATGTGCCACGCTGCACCATGTTGGAGCAGAAATCGTTTATTACGCCTGTCACATTCTCAACCATCAATTGCATGCGCGGCGGGCGGTCAGCGGCGTCCGTGGGCAGGCGTATGCTCAGCGGGTGGTATGCATACGTCACACCACGGCTGACTGTCCCCCAAACGAGCTCTGGCTCCGTATCGAGCAGCGCCGTATTGTCGCCAGATATATACAGCACCGTAGTCGTGTCCGGGTGCGTCAGCCTAAGCAGCATGATAGGAACTTCGTCGGACTCTTGTAAGTACAACTGAGTCCTGAAATTGAGCGATATGGTCTTGCTCATGTTTCAAATATCTCCAGTTCCAGGTTGACCGCCCAAGATTCCCCACCAAGGAAAACCGGCTGCGGCGGGCCGCCATTGGCCCGGAACCGTGCTATAGGATTCGCGGTATTTGGCGTAAGCATAAAGTCTGTTGCCGATTTAACTTTCTCCATTTGCGGCCCACCGATGCGAATACGCATGTCCATGAAAATGCCCGGCTTGGCCCACAACACCAGCCGAGGGATCAACCCGGTCAGTCCAGTAATCTGCGGAGTCCAGGTATTGGTATAGCGTTGCTGCGCCAATGCCAAGGTGGATAGCTGCGGCAGCACATCCACCATATGGCTCGTAGTCGATGGCACGTCATACTGTACCAGCCCGATATTCAACACGTTTGTCTTGGAGCCCGCCAGAAGCTGCATATAGAGCGACTGCGTCCACGTCTCCCCGGAAACCGCCGGGATGCTGCCACTAAAGCTGATTAGATTATAGGCCGCGCCCGTGCCGGTGCCGGCATAGTGCAGATCTACATACGGCAGGCCACTCACAGTGCCGTATTCCGCCACTTCGGCGATGATGCCGTTCTGTGTGCCGCCGCCAGACCAGCCCGTGGGCAAGTGGCCGGGGCTGCCGGTCACCGCACCACCGGTTCCACTATTGGGCAGCCAATTGCGTCGCCAGCCGTAGCCGAACACCGGGTCCGGGAAATTGAACGGCAGCTTGCCGTCCAGTGTATCATCACGCCAGAACTGCCGCAGACGCACCAACTGGTCATGGTCCATCATCATAACGCCAGTGATGGGCCGGGGCATCGAACTGATGCGACTGCGGATCAATGCCGGGCCAAGGTCCGGTTGGGTTGCTATGCGGTTATCGCCAAAGGCGTCCGAATAACCATCCTTCTCGAACTGTTGGGGCAAACTGCTTGGCCATGCCTGCGGCATATCAATATCCTAAGCGCCGAGTAGGGTGCGAATACCGAACCATAAGCACACGCGGAATGCAGAATCGTCCACGCACGTGGTACAGAAAATACCTTGATGTTCTCATCTCTGCTTCATTCGATCATTGACATTGAACTTGCCGCGAATGGCGTTGTTGCTGGCCGTGCCGCGCAAATCTATGTTGGCCGCGTTCATGCGATCCACGATAACGTCCAGCGTAACGCCTTCCTTGTCCTCGGTTGCCCGCGTCTTAATACTGGCCCCGGCATAATTGTGCACGTTGACGATTGTGTTGCCCCCAAGCGATGCCTTGGCCGCCGCCACCGAAGGGAAAACCGCCTCACCCTGCTTGAGCACGGCGGGGTACTCCCCGGCAGAGAACATGTTGCCACCATGCAGGCGCGGCGCGGATAGCCACGGAGACATTGAATTAAAATAACGCGATGAGCTAGGTGACCCTACTATGCCACCAGAGTGATATAACCCGCCAACCCCACCAAGGATGTCCATGGTCGCTGCCGGGGAGATACTGGTCATCCAGTCTATGGCACCACCCGCGCCACCCTTCAAACCAGACAAAGCCGAAAACCAACTTGAGCCACCACCCTGTGGGTTGGCCATGAAGGATTGCAGCGTCTTGCCCAGATTGCTCATGCCGCCGGATAGTTCACTCAGCGAACTGGCTGTCTTGCTAGATATACCGTTCAGGTCAGTAAGCGCTTTAATCTGTTCTTCCGAACTCTTGACAACCTTGTCAGTTGTATCTGTTACCTTTTTTAGTGACTTGTTAAAGTCCTCAACATTCTTGATGGCCCCAGATTGTACATCGCTCTGTACCTCCCCACGCCGCACCTGGAAGTGCATGGCATCTGCCTTGCGCCACATGCCACCCCATTCTAGGTCATGCTTCGCAGCCAAGGCTTGCGGGTCAATACCATAGTCTCCAAAGTTGCCCTTCGCACCAACCGCCCACGGGTTTTGACGCGGATTGATATCCACCGCCGCGCCATAGGCATGTTGTGAAAGGTTGCCGGTCCCTTTTACAAATCTATCGCTGTAGCCACCTTCACCAAGACTAGTTATCGGGTAGCCAGCCTTCTTAAGGTCTGCAATCAAACCAGAAAAACGTTCCGCATATGCTGATGCAACCGTAATGTATTGCCCGCCACCAACATCTATCTTCGTCAACGGTATGTTGCCCGTGCGCGCCGCCGTGGTACCCGCCGCCGAACCTATGATAGAGCTGACAACGCTAGAATCTACAGCACCACCACCACCGCCACCACCGGCATTTTTAAGGAAATCGGTAAAAGTAGTATTCGCTAGGAAACCGCCACCGCCGCCACCGCCACCGCCGCCAAGGAACGCGCCTATGAGCCCGCCGCCGCTGCTCCCGCCCGTGCCCATGATGTCGTTGATAATGGTATTGATAAGGCTATCGAGCACCTTGTCAAGTGCTCGCTGTGCAGAGTCGGTCAGCGCCTTTACAAGGTTCTTGCCTAGATCGTCACCGCCCTGCACCAAGGCATCTGACAGACTGTGCAACAGGTCGCTCGCAGTGTCGCGCGCGAAGCCCTGTATTTCCTGGATGCGTGCGGTTTCACGCATGTACCCAGCTATCGGGCTATCTGTGCTGATGCCCGTGCCATGTAGCTTGCGCGCAATCGCTGCTTCCTCTTGGCTCATGTACAGCAACGAGCGCTCAAATATCAAGTCTTGTATAAGCTTCTGCTTGTTTAGTTCATCGACCAATAAACCGTATGCCTTGGTCTTTTCCTTGATATTGGCTATTTCCTTTTCGTCCATGGCAACGCCGCGCTCGGCGGCATCCCTGCGTAATTCGTCCGTCATACGGTACTCTTCACGCAGCGCCGCCGTCTCCCCGGCAGTCTTACCAATAAGGTCGAGCTCCTCCTGTTGGGAACGTATCAAATCATCCAGGTTCTGGTGCCGTGACCGCGTGGCATCCGCCATCTCTTTATCGATGCGTGCCCGTTCAAGCCGTGCAGCCTCACCAATTTCAAAATCTGTCTGCGCGCCACCCACCTTGCCCGCACCCGCAGACGCACCCGCAGCCGCAATTTTCTCAGCATTGGTACGGGCATTCATTTGCGCAATTTGAGCGTCATTCTGCGCTTTGGTACGTTCTCGACTTATTCCTTCTTCGGCCTCTTTAAGTTGGAGAAGTATCTTGAAGTATTGTTCTGCGGCATCGATTAAAAGTTGATATGTCTGGTACTCTGCCGATCCCGCCGCAACACCGGCTTTGGCTGCTTTATCTTTAATTCCGTCTATAAATTCCAACTTCTGGCGCTGCACATCCAGCTGCGCACCAGAAAGCTTCATCAAGCCAAATTCCTCACCCTCCTTACGCACCATATCTTCAAGTGACTTAGTCCGCTCAGTCGCAAAATCCCTTTGCTCACGCGCAATGTTCGCCTGTTCTTCCGCAACTGCACGCATTATTGCGTGTTCTTTAGCGAGTCCAACTGCATCTTTGTTACGTTCTTCAGCAAGATCCTTTACCGCGCGTAACCGTTCTTCGTCAGTCCGTGCATCTGCACGCGCAATCTCCAATCGCTGCATTTTATCCAGACTGGCTACCATTTCTTCAACAGTAACGCCTAGATCTGCAAATGTCTTTCGCGCCTCGTCCGTAACTTCAACAAGCTCGGCCAACCGTGCTCCAGCAAGTGGAGACGATTTACCAATCGCTAGAATTGCTTTATCGAAAGAATCCATATCCGGATTACCGGCTTTAATACTTTCAAATAAAGCCCTGATAGGTTCCTCAAATGCTTTGAATTTCTTTGCAACTTGGAAAGCTTGCCCCTGATATGAAGATCCTAACGGACCCATTTCAGCACCACCAAAACTCAGCCAGTCATCAGAACTGGCCTCACCAAATAAAGCACCAGCCCTCCCTCTACCGGCTGCTTCTAAAAGTTGTCGTGACTGTTGTGCCTTTGCAGTCATAACTCCTTCTGATTTAGCGGCAAAATTCTCAACAGAAACGCTGGCCCCTCCATATGCTTTAGCCAAATCATTAACTGATTTTGTATATTCCTTTGTTAATTCATCGAGGGTCTTAACCTTTTGGCCCGAACCAGTCAACCACTGGTACATGGCCGCGCCAACACCCACGATCGCTATGGGCAATAGTTGGGTCAAAGACAACATGCTGGTGAGCCCACCAACCATGCTCATCAAACCCGCCTTGACGCCACCAGACTGTCCAAAATTCATGGCCAACTGACTGCCCTGTTGCAGAGCAATCATAGCGGGGTTCATACCCATAGCGGCAGTGGTAACAACATCCTGCAACTGGTACATCATGTTGGTCTGCATCATCTTCTGCATACCAGCACTACCACCACCACCACCACCACCCGCCGCTGCGCCCCCGGCCCCCAGCAAACCGCCCGGCTGCGTCCGTCCGGCACGCAACGTCCTTTCAGCATCCACCTGTCGCTGCGTGGTGATGCGCAACCGCTCCAGGGCCACGTTCATTTCATTAACCGAAATGGCCCCGACAGCATTAGCCTGCTTTATCTCAGTTTGCGCAATGCGATACTGCGACATGATTGCATGCGCTTGGTTGAACTTCGCACGCAAGCGATCGAGCTCTGCACCATAGGCCGCGATGTCCTCACCGCGTCCCATGGTGGTCTGCATCTGTTGCTGCGGGGTCTTTATATTGAGCGCCGCCTCGATGCGCCGGGCGAAACTTTCGGACTGGTTTGCCGCCTGCTGAAGCTGACTGGTCGTGGTCTGCGTAAGCTTGGTGACTGCCGCTTCAGCCTTGCCGGCCGCCGCCGTAAGACTGTTCAGTTCCGGTACTGCCCCGTCGGCAATGCCAGAGGTTACGACAGTGATGCCAAGCTCTGCCATCACTATCTCCTATTATCGTTGCTGCCGAAAAGAGCGTCGAAAAGTTCGGGTGTCAGTGGCCGCGTGGAGATGTCTTCATCTCCAAGTATCGATGGGGTTTCAGGCTCTTTCTTCGCTTCGTCCTTCTTGCGAAGTGCCTGGATGTAGGCGACATCCATTTCCATCAAAAGCTTCAGTTCCCACTGACTTAGAGTGCGCTGCGTCAACCGGCACCACGCCTCAATCTCCGTGTATTCTAAACTCAGTGCCCCGGCGTAGCCCGGCCGCCGGGTCCAACACAACTCCATGAAGTAGCCAAACAGGTATTCTATAGCCTCCGGGAATACTGGCCTCCTGTCTGCAACCCATTCCTCTATCGCTACACGACATCTGTAACGGAGGACACGAAAAAAGACGAGCGCCGTCCAGCCCTGTCTGCAACTTGGTCGCGTATGAACGGGAACCGGCTGTAGAGCGCATAGGCGTTGTCTTCAGTAAGCTCATGCACCACACCATCCAACTTGAACTGGGACCACGAAATCGTCGCTATGGCCAGCCCGCGTGTCTGCCGGTCATAGAGCTCTTCCGGGGAGAGTGGTGTGGGGTCGTCGCTTGCCATGCGTTCCGCAGCCATCTTCTCAATGGCCTTGCGCTGGCGTGTAGAATCCGGCCCGGCAATGCGGATAACGATACCCATCTTCTTGCCGTTTGGATCCTTTATTTCGACCTCCAATCCCGCTTCTTGGGCGACCTGCAAAGCGTCAAACCGGGAAAGGTCTAACAACTCCATCGGGCCGTCCGGATTCTTGGCCACATCATTCATTACTTTGTTCCTCCCTAAAACGTTACTGCGCGGTTGTACCCTCCGTCAAGGTGGAAGGAATGCCGGCCGGCTTCTCTTCTGGCGGCTTCTTTTCCGCTGGCGCTGGTTCCGGTTTCTTCTCCTCTACAACAGGTTTATCCAAGTCTTCCTCGGGTATCTCACCTTCACCATACCAGCGTCTTACATTGGCCATGTTTTCCTCCTTCTCTTCACGAACCCGGCACCATTGCCACACTGACGATATTGGAATTGATTTCAACCGTGCCGTTCAGGGTCTGCACGGTGTTGGCCCCGCCGCCAGCTTCCTGCGACATCATGACAAGCCCGTAGAACTCCCGGAGCGAGTTGCTGCCGCCCGTTGCGCCAGTCTTGTCATTAAGCTCCACCTTGAAGGCGTAGTTGTCCAGCACCTTGCTTGCCGCCACTATCTGTTGCTGGCCTGGATCGGTAGTGTCCGTGGCGAAAACGTTGGCCATGCTGCCCGCGTTCTTCGTGCCCTTCATCTTCTTAGTGCGGCCCTCACCGATAAGGTCCGTTGTGATTAACTGGGCGCTGTCACCATACGGCCCCATCTGGGTCCACTTCTTGACCTCCGTCCAAATCACAGCGGCAAAGTCGGCAGCCACAACATCCACCGACTTTTCAGCAAACGGCAAGGTGCTGATATAAAACTTGCACCCGGCAACTGGATAAAGCGGCATTTCAACCTCCTCTAAAGGCGTATCACGCCGCTGGGGTGGAGACGATGTTCGAGTTTATTTCGACGGTGGCGTTCAGTGTCTGCACGGTATTTGCGCCGCCGCCTGCCTCTTGTGCCTGCATCACAAGCCCATAGAATTCCCGAAGCGAGTTATTGACCTGCGCTCCGGTCTTATCATTGAGCTCCACTTTGAAGGCATAATTGTCGAGCACTTTGGATGCCGCAATCACTTTTACTTGTCCACCATCTGTGGTGTCTGTGGCAAAGACATTCGCCATAGACCCAGCATTTTTCGTGCCCTTCATCTTCTTGGTGCGGCCCTCACCGATAAGGTCCGTTGTGATTAGCTGGGCCGAATCGCCGTATGGCCCCATCTGAGTCCATTTCTTCACTTCGATCCAAGTGACCGCCGAAAAATCCCCATGCACAACATCTGCCGATTGCTCGGGGAACGGATTGGTGCTGATGTAAATCTTGCAGCCAGCAACCGGGTATAGAGCCATGTCTAAGGTCCTTTCCTATACCGATATGGTCTCAAACGGCACGGTCACCGGAGTCCGCCAGCGGTCGCCGTCTACATACCCTCCGGCTACTCTCGGGCGCGATGTAACGCGCACCCGTGTGCTCCCGGAGGAGAGCACCTGCCCATGGAAATGCGCGGCCAGACCCCCGCCAATTTCCTGTGAGTCTAGTTCACCGCCATTAAGCGGTGTGAGTATGCTGACACCCAAAATCCCCATGTGCCTGTTTTCGTCCATGGAGTCTACGACCACCGCCTGCGGGGTTCCGGGGGAATACGACACAACTGCGTACATATCGGCTTTAGGCTGCCCATTCGTCGGGTACTGCACATTGCCCCAGACGACTGGCAAGCCACCTTGCCACGCGGCCAAGTGCGCGAGCAAGGCTTCCAGTATTCTGGCTTCTGGTGTAGTCGCTGTCATGAGAACACCAGTGTCGATGCCAGCCGCCGCTGGTTATTCTCTATTATCTGCGGCCACTGCTGAACCGCCAATTCAACAAAGTGCCGTCCCGGTTGGTTGTAGTTCCGGCCCAGTGAGTCGGTGCCCGTGAACCCATAGTTCTGGCGTGCAGCGTAAGCCGCGATGAACCCAAACGATATAGGCCCACTCAAGTCCCAACTGGCTATCAGCGCTTCCACGGCTGCCGTGTTCCCCAACTGCGGTCCCACACTCCCGTCGGCTGTGGGGTCGATAGGCGGTATGCTCGCGCCGGGTAAACCAATCAGCGAATTCTGCAGGAACGAAGTATCCACCGGCATGTTGCCACCAGCACTGACCGGCACCTTCATCAAGCGGATAACTTCCTGCGTGCTCTGCTTTATCACAGCTTCCGTGAATAACCGCGATGCGGCAACCCACGCTTCTATCTGTGCAGTGAACCCGGTCATGGCGTTGCCGTGGTCTGTTGCCGGGACTTGCGCACTGCGGCTGCGATATAGTCAATCTTGTACTCCGCATGGCAACGACAATTGATTACATCTTGCGGATAGGCACCATGCTCACGGTCACCGGGGTGCATCATCTTGGCCCCGGTTTCCGGCGATATGAACGGCTCAGTATAAGCCACCTTCTTGCCGTGCAGTATGTAATGACTCCGGCGCTCACGCCCGTCCCGGTTGGTGCGCCAAATTTTCACTGCATCCCGCTCTTCGATCTTGCCGGTTTCTATCATCTGCCGTATCGATTCGGCCTGCCCGGCATGCAGCGACAGTATAGATTCCGTGCGCGCAATGGTCTCGCCACGCAGCTGGAGCAGCCGGTCGCTATAGCGCCCGACCATCATCTGCACGTCTTCTACCTTAAGTGGCGTGCCCGCCGCAATGGCCCGATGCACCTTGGCATCGAACCGCGCGTCTCGCCGCTTGCGCGTCAGGTAATTGGCCAACAGCGCAGGGTCACCAGACAGGAGCTCGGTGCGCGCGTTCTGCACATAGGTCAACTGGTTTGGGGTAAGGCCCACGATGCCACCCTCGCGCCTGCCCGTGCGCACAGAGACACGGCCGACGATGTCCAGCGCAGTCGTGCGCGGGTTCTGGCCCTTGGCCATGCCTTCGCTCAAAGCTCCGCGTACGGTCTCCCTAGCCGTGCGTGACAGCCCCACAACCAAGCGACTGCTCTCCACCCGCAGCCATTCCTCTGCCGGGGGAGCCCGTACGTTGAAGCGGAAGATAATGCGGGTGCCGGTGTTCGGGTCCGGCGTGGCGCGCGCGGCCTCTGCCGTCAGCACGCCTGCGGTCTTGAATATATCCAGCGTAGCATCAGCCACTGCGGCGAACACCACCGGGTCCAGGTTAAGGATCGAAAGCGCATGCTCGACGTTGCCGGTTTCAATGGCGTCGGCCAATGCCTGGATAACCGTTTCGTCATTAATGTCGGCAATGGCCTCCAGGAACGCATCCCGTACCTCTGGCTCCATCTGGTCCAGCAGGTCTTGCAGGGATGAAGGTATTGCCGCCATTATGACCCTATCACCAGCCTGAAAACAATGAGTATGCCAGCCTCAGGCACGCGGATGACCTGCTTTATCGTAGTTGGTATGCCGTCGATAATCAAACGGTCGCTCACCAAGGGTTGAACGTTCACCGGTAGCGAGGTAGCTGGTATGATCGCCATGCGGTCAGTATTCAGGACAGAAGTCCCGTTGACAAGCCGGCGGTCTATCCCCTGAACCACGCCCACAACCGGGAAAGTCTCTATAGTCGGTACATCAGGCTCCCACGGCTGCGCCCCCGCTACCGGTGTCCGCCTCTCCAGCACAAGCACGCCTTGCTGGTACTCGGTAATTATACCGAGAGCGGTGTTCGCCATTTCTGTGTAGAATGCATCACTCATGCCCGACTAAGCCACTTCGTGACACTGCGCCCAACCTCCCCGGACCCGCCAAGGAGACAGGACAGCATGCTATCCACTACGGTGAGGGTTGGCTTCTGGCTCTGCACAACGCCTCCCTCGTCGGCGTATGTGACCGAAACCGCACCACTCACGCTTACGCTTTTCTGCACACGCCCCACGGTAACGTCAGGGCTAAGCGAACCGGGCTTGGCCAGTTCGCGGAGAGTGGCCTCGTACGTTGACCGCTGGATTTCTACAGGTATCTCATCAGAAGCGATGACGTGACCCTTGCAGTCTACCGCGCCGGTACGAGGCCACCCCAAATCCTGATCGCGCCCATCTGTAGGCACTCCAGGATAACGCGGGCCGTAGGTGTTGTCCAGCCAGAGGGAGGAACGTTCTAGCGCAGGATTCACCTCGCCCGCGACGGGTGTGTAGCCCATCTGTATACAGTACGATTCAAACCCCGCTTCAGTTCCGTAATGGGCCACGGCAAACCTCTATGCCTTGGGCGGCTCTACCTGTGTCGTGGGCGGCACCACATTCTCACCGGGTACTGCCGAACCGGGCATGACACCGGCCCCATGGCCCGGTGCCGGAAGCTGTGCCTCCTGCTCGGGGCTGTGCTCGGGCGGCATTTCAGACGGCGGCGGCTCCTCACCTTCCGGCGTCCATGGTGCCTGCTCTTCGTAAGCCGCTTCCATCTCTTCGCGAGTAGGTCCGTCGCTCGCTACATCGGTCTTGTAGACGATTGTCTCGCTGGCCGGTGCCTCGGTCGGGATACGCTCGTGCAACCTCTCCAGGGTCGTCTTGGGCTCGCCCTGTGGGTCTTCTACGCTGCGCCGACCCACCAAGTCGCGTACATGGTCGAGCCGCAACGGCAAATCGACCGGGTCGCCTTCCTTGGTGTTCTCCTGCAAGCCGGCCACCACCTTTTCGCCAATGGTGATAACAGCTCTGCCCATTGCTTCACGGACGGCCTGTACTTTTTCATCAGTGCCTTCCCCGGAATGCAGTTCATCGAGCGCCCGGAAACTTTCCTGATGCGTCTTGTTCCACTTTTCGAAGCGTTCGGCCTCTAGCTCCAACTCAGGAAGCTGCGAAACCCGCGCGCGGCTGAATGCTGAAAGACCCATGGTTGGTCTCCTCTAGGTTGGGGGCGGAGGAACCAGTTAAGGGATGCATAACCCGGTTCCTCCGCAATCGCGAGGGGAGGGGTATCCCTAGGCGATTTTGTGTTTGAACTGGACGATACGAACGTTCTTGTTGTCGTAGCGCCGGTTCCAGTTGGTGCCGACCGCCAGTTCAGTGTTGGTCGGGGCAACGCCCGTGGCCACGCCGATCCAGGCTACGCCACGCGGGTGCATGACAAAGTGCCTGCGGTTGATGAGGATATCCTCACCAGCCAGCGAGTCACGGTCAGTTTCAGTAGGCGTCGGCGCACCGCCATCGGCATAGCCGATAGCACCGGCACCGAATAGATACGTGGTGTAGACACCCGCATTCACCGGCATGCTGTCATCCACAATCACGCGCTTGCCCATGTAGAAGGGCAGTGTCGGGTTGCCTTCCTTATCGGGCAAGAAGTCGATCAACTGTTGCTTGACCAGCACTGACACCGTGGCGCTGTGCATGGCAAAGGCGGTCAGCTTGTCGGCCGCGTCACCCAGTTTGTAGATGGCGTCCACCACAGAATCTGAACCGATGACCGCCAGCGCGCCCGCATTGCCGGAAATATCCAACACATTACCGGACATACTGGCCGCCGCGAAGACGCCCTGTAGCTCGGCCAATAGCAACGCCTGCCAGCGCCGTGACCAGTATGCACCGACCAGACTGGCAATCTGCTGCATGGGGTCATCGCCGGAGAGCGCCTCGGCCAAATCATTGACGCCCCACGCCTTGCCGCGTGCATGCAGCACGGCGATGTCCTGCGCCGATGTGATCTTGTCGACACCCAGCGGCACGACATCAGACAACACCTCTTCCACACCGGTCAGGTCTTTCCAGAACGGCATGGCCAGCGTGGTGCCACCCTTGGCCCCGAACACATTGAGTTCAGGCACCGTGGCGACAATGCCGGATTCAAACAGCGCGGAAAGCTGTGTGGATTTATCGACAACATACGGGTTGAAGACTGACGGTACAATGACGTCAGCAATCTTGGTAGAGGCCATAGGTCAGTCCTCCTAGTTGGCCATGCGTTGGGTAAATACATGAACCAACCGAGTCCACAAGACCGTCGGCTGGGATGGGTTCTACTGCCTCGTCACAAACGCCCGACAGTATTCCCGGTATTCAGCTGCCTCGTCACAAACGCCCGACAGCCTACGCAGTGAGCACGTTATCGATCTCGCGCTGCGTACGTCCCGCTGCCTTCATCAAGCGGCGGGCCTTGTCCTTATCAGACGTAACGATTCGGCCCTGCTCCGTAAGATTGAAGGCATCCTTCATCCACGGATTAATTTCCGAACCACGCCCGTTACCCGATCCATGTGCGCCCGAGCCTCTCGCTGCGACCACGAACGGTTTACCGTCGTCTGACTTGGACCAGTTCTCGACGAACTTGTCGATATCAACTTCGCCGAGGTCTGTATCCACTATGGCATGACGCTTGCCGTCATCGCCCTTCTTCACCTTCACGGAGCCACGCAACAGCGCACGGGTAGCACCCATGAACTCCTTGGCGACACCATGCTTTACGAGCGCCTCAGTCAGCCCGCCGTCGACCAGCGTGGCATGAATAAGGTCATCACGTTCCTTGATTTCGTCGTCTTTGGTTTTGAGGTCAGCCAGCCGCTTGGTCTCGGCGTCGCGGATCCGCTGCTCGTAGCGCTCACGCTCTTTCTGTAGCTTGGCTTCAGCATCCTTGTCGCGGTTGGGATCGGCGCGCAGCGTCTCTAGCTCAGCCACCATATCTGCGTACTTGGCCGGGTCAAAGTCGCTCGGCAAACCGGCCAGCTTCGCATCGTTGGCGGCTAGTTTTTCCTTGAGTACCTTGCTTTCCTTGCGGAGATTAGCCAGAGATATAGCCAACGGAGAGACTGAAGTGTGCGCATTGAGCGTGCCATCCAGGTCCAGGTAAAACTTACCGTCCTTCTCGATGTACTCAGCCTTTAACGCCTCAGGTATTTCTGAGGCATCTTCAATAACTGCACGCAGCGCCACTAGGTTTCCTCCCTAAGCTGCGGGGTCTTCGATTTCGTCGTCGTCCTTTTCGTCTTCATCTTCATCGGGCGGCGGCAAATCTGTGGGAGCAGGCATGGGGATGGGTGCCGGCTCATCAATAACCTTTTCCGGGTCACCAGTCATCACAATGCATCTCCCCTAAGCAATGAAGGGCAAACCTACGCCGCTTCCGGGAAGTTGGCTAGTGGTTATTTTGTCGGCATGTCTGCCAGCGGGTGCGGGTCCTTGTTGTCCGGGTCCGGCACCAATTGCTCATCGCGATTCTGGTGAATGACGTTACTGTTCTCACCAAAGTCCCAATCGCCGAAGCGTTCGCTGCCTGGATACGGTTCATAGTCATGGGGCCAGTCTGGGTTTCTCTTGGGTTTCTTTGCCATTAATTTCTCCTTTAGCCCTTATATATGCTCTTTTCACTTAACTTGCAAATTTAGAACGGCGTGCCGTCTGCCCTGACAATTTCTAATTCAACAACGGTAGCTTGGCCTCCCTTGCCTACCTTGACACCATACGTATGCGACACGTAACGAAATTTAGTGCCACGCGCCGTTATTACTTCAGCTTCGTCCCGCATGGATTCAGATTCAGTGCTCCTGCGGCTAACGAACGCTCCCTTGGCACCCTTGGGCACGCGCACCCTGAACAAAATCTGCTCGCTAGTGATTGATGATGTACCGGCAAAACTCTTTGACACTACCGGATTAAATGACAGCGAAGCATAACCCATATCAGTAAAATCCGGTGGCGGCGGTATGTCGTTCTTACCGCCATGGCCCTGTATGCCACGCCACATGATAAGGTCGTCTTGCACCGTTTCCTGTAGCTTGTCCAACTCTGCCGCACGCTCCTTATAACTAGAACTAAGAGCACTGTGGCCACTCTCACGCAATGTTTTATTCAATTCACCATAGCCACTGCCTGTATAGAAACCAACACCCGGCACACTTTTATTATTGAATTTCAAACCAGCCGCCTTGCGCGCGGCTTCCATCTCAGCCACTTGCTGCGAGTTCATATTCGAACCGCTAAGACTATTACCCCAGCCCGCTTGCGCAAGATCCTTAACCACCGGCACCTTGCCCCACTTGGGTTCATCATGCCATTGATTAAGCTTGGTTTCGCTGACTTGCTCAAAATGAACTTTGTGTTTAGTCTTAAGCGTGGCCTGTTGTGCCGCCTGCTTGGCCGCCGCCGCCGCCATCATATCGTCCAACGTAACGACTTTGACGTGGCCTTGGTCAATCATCTGTTGTAGCGCGGCATGCTTCTCCGCCGAGCTGCCCGCCTGCGTGTTCATGTACGATGACATGGTCATCTGCTTGCTGGGCTTCTGGTGGAACGACTGGTACTTGACCCATACCATTTCATCAGGCGTAAGGGCAGAGCCCGCCGGAGCCGACGGCTTTGGATATGGGTTGGTCTGTGAGAGCAGCACCAAATTGTCGCCGGTCTGTATCTTGGCAACATCGTACGCTTGCTGCGGCTGCCCGGCAGGAGCCTTGGGCGCGGGCGGTGCGGGCGGCACCGGCCCTTCCACCTTCATGTAGCCCGAGTCTAAATCTTGCTGTAGCGCCTTGATTTTTTCTTTCTCACTAAGGACTGATGTGGCCTTGTACTGTTTGACCGTAGTCTTCGCGCCAAACGAATTGGTCAGCACCACATCATCAGCCAGTGTCTCAGCCACAGGCTTGATATGCGTCTGGGCAGATGCCGACTGCGCTGATACCGTCTGCACCGTGGCAGCCTTGGTAACAGACCATTTACCACTAGCCAGATTTTTATTGACAGAGGCTTCAAATGCCTTATCGGTAACCGCCGCATCCTTAAGTCCTTTAACATCTATCTTTGCACCCGTTACGGAGGATATAACCACATCATCCGGATGCAAGTTCTCTATGGTATGCGCAGGCGCGGCCTTCGATACGACCTTAACGTTCCCATTGTCCAGCAAACTCTGCAATTTGGTATGGAATTCTGCATCAGTCATATCTGGCAGATTTAAACTACTTTTCCACTTCTGCTTATATTCAGCGACAGTATACTTGTTCCCCAGATATGTCTCAACAACATCGTTGGGTTGCAGGTCTGCCGCCTTGAGCGTAGTCGTCGGTTCCGGCGCGGGCGCGGCAGGCTTTGGCGCGGCGGCAACCATCTTCGGCGTGGTCAAACCCAGCTTCGCGGCAGTCGCCTCAAACGTGTCGTGGTTCGCGCTGCCGGGGGAGAATGGGTTGCTGGTGACGACACCCAGCTTCTTGTCATCCATCTTCTGGTGCGCGGCCAAGTCACCGGGGCTCAACAGCCCGCTCTTCATGTCCTCCAAATCATTGGGATGGTGGACCGAAATGTACCCTTTCTTCAGGTCATGCAGGATATGCTCGCTTGCCTTGCCCTTGTCGCCAATAGCGGCATGGAACTCGGCCACCGTCATACCGTCCTTGTATTTAGCGAAATCCGCCGCTGCCTTGCTCCCCGCCTTCTTCGGGTTGGATACCGCGTGCAACGTGATTATGTCTTCGCCTTTGACCCCCTTGGTCTTGCTGGTTATGACAAGGTCGCTAAAGCTTGGCTCCGTCTTCGTTGGCGCTGGGGTGGCTGGCGTCGGGCTGGGGGAGGGTTGTGGTGCCGGGGCTGGTGCGGGTGCCGGCTGGGGCGGCGCGGGCGCAGGCGGGGCTGGCTGCACGCCCGGCTTGGGCACGGCCAACTGTTGTGGGCTGTGTATGGTGATGTAGCCCTTTTTCGAATCGTAGGCGATATGCTCCGCTGCCTTGGGGCCGACCGCGTTCTTAAACTCGGCCACAGTCATGTTGTCTTGGTATTTGGCGAAGTCTGTTGCAGCCGCGCTGCCATCCTTTTTGGGATTGGCCGTGACGTGCAGCTTTATGACATCATCACCCTTGACGCCACTGGTCTTAGGCGTGCCAAACGGCTCCGCCTTGAACTCCTCACTACCCGGCTTGAACTTGAACCGCCCGCCGGGGTCACGCGCATGCTTCGCCTCGTCCCACTTGATCTTGGCAAACGCCGCGCCCTTGGATATCTTACCCTTGTGGTGCTTGTGCGCGTGCAGCGCCATCACTAAACTCCGGGTTCAAGGATCTTCACCGGCACGCGAAAACCACTGGCCAAACCAACGAAGATACGCGACTGCCCAGCCATGAGCCGCAACTTGCCGTTCTTGCGCAATACGATAGGCGGCGTGGTCACACCAGTGCGCATGCGCTCTCTAATACCCTCGGGGTCACGCTTACGCTGCTTCAGACCCGGAGCTACATCATTGAACGTAGGCAATCGCTTGGTATTGACACTGGTATAACCCAGAGTATCGTACTCACTGTCGTTCAAATACGTCAGCGGTGCCGCCTTGTACAGCTTGTTGAAATGCTCCTGATTCTGGATGCCCGGTGCCCAGCCCTTGCCACCGTACTGAATGTATTCCTTCTCATATTCCCACTGCAAGCCCTTGTCACCCTCATCGGCCATCTTGTCAGGCGTCAAAGGCACCAGTTCATCGGCCTTGTACCGATGGTCATTGGGCATGAGCGGCGGCACGGCAGACGGCACCTTGCCGACCGTGCCCGGTGCGGGGATTTCAGTGTGTGCTTCCGTAGGAGGTATCGTGTCCATTCCCTTTGATACAGCAACGGGCGCAGATGCGATAGGGGGTGGCTCGGACTTTATTGCCGCTAACCGCCCGGTAGCGCCAACCGGGTGAATATCTGCCACATGCGAGACGGTTCCGGGGGAGCCCGCCAGCTTCTGGTAGGTAGGCTCGTCGTGTATGGTGATGTAGCCTTTCTTACGGTCCCATGCGAGGTCCTCAGCGGTGCCCCCGGCGGCGCGGAACTCGCCTGTCGTCATGCCATCCTTGTAGTTGGCAAAGCGGTCGGCCGCAGCACTGCCAGCCTTCTTCGGGTTGGCATCTACATGCAGCTTGATACGGTCGGCCCCCGTGACGCCCGTGGTCTTGGCGGCGGCTTGCCATGCGGCCTTGTCGGCGGCTCCCGTAGCTCCAGCTGCGGGCGATGCAGCCGCCGCCTTTCCCGTGGTGTTAGAGGACGAAGGAGCATCGTTCCCCGCCCCCGGCTTATCAGCAAACTTGCCAGCTATGTCGCGCTTGTGCTTGGCTTCCTCAAAATGAATCTTGGCAAGCGACGCCCCCGGCGAAAGCTTGACACCAGATTTTTTGTGGATGTGTAGACGGGCCATTACAGTGCAGTCATCTCTCTGGTCACCCGTACGCTTTCGTCCACGTCCCGGCTTTGTTGACCCAGACTTCCGTCGGCGTCTTCCACGTCCCGGCGTTTTTGACGGACGGGGTGGGCTGCTTCCACGTACCGGCGTCCTTCACCCACATGGCGTTTATGAGGGTCACCGTAGGCGTGTAAGTGATGATAATGAGCCCCTTGCCGCCCTTGTTGATAGCGGCAGCGAGTGTACCGCCAGCGCCACCACCATAATCAGCACCAGCACCACCAGAACCTGAATTGACAGCGCCCATGCCACCGCCGCCGCCACCTGTCGCAGCACCGACAACACTCGGCGTCGTACCGTTTGGCGCGTGAGTCGATGTCCACATGGTGGTGCCGTTCGCGGGAGTGAACCCTGCGCCAGTGCCACCATCACCGCCATTGCCGCCGCCTGTGGTGCCGACGGCACCAGGACTTGATGTACTGTCAGCATTGCGACCGGGATTACCGGCTGTGGTCAGGCCAGCGCCGGACCCGCCGCTGCCACCGTAGCTTGGAGCGACTGTGGTCGTGTCGCCGTACCCACCAATGCCGCCTGCGCCACCCGGTCCAGCTGCACCACCTCCTGCACCACTTGTGCCGGGAGCAGCACCGGGACCATTACCTCCCTTGCCACCACTAAATTTTACTGTGCCGATACCGTTGGCAAGAAGACCACCATTGGCACCAAGCCGACTGCCAGCATTTGGAGTTGTACCACCTTCAGCGCCGCAAGTTGACGTAGCTAACGAGGTGCCACCGATCCACGATGCTTGTGTGCTGCCAGCCGCTGCCGCAGTATTGCTACCAGCACCGATTGCGCAGTTGAGAACCTGCGAAGGTGACCACGTTGTTATGTTGCTGACGGAGGAATAAGCGCCGCCACCACCGCCGCCCAGACCAGTCGTGGTAACAGCAGCACCACCACCGCCGCCGCCGATGCACTCGATCTTGTTGACGTTCGACCAGTCGGACGGAACAGTGAATGTCGTCGTCCCGCTCTGCAGGAAGATGACCTTGTCAACCATCAGACCTTGAACCAGATGTCGCCATCGACGCCGCCGGATGGCGCGGAGGTCGAGACGGTCACGTCACGGCCGATGACCGTGCCGGCCTTCTGCCAACTTTTGTCGCCACGCCAGTACTGCGCGGTGGTACCGGCGGCGATGATTGGCTCGCCAGCTACCGCATAAGGCCCGACCGTCACACTGTTGATCCGGGCGTAAAGTCCTGCCGTTGCTGTCCAGATGTCGCCGTTAACCGGGGAAGTCGGGGCCACGCCGTGCGGGATGTTGAAACCAGACGTCCCTGCCGTCGATGCCGGGAGTACCAACGGCCCGCTCATCGTGTCGCCAAACTTATCCACGTAGTTGGCGTCGGCAGTCGCCGGGGTCAAATAACCCTGCGCCTTCACGAAAGCAGTCGTGGCAATCTTCGTAGAATTATCGGCAGTGGCTGGCGTCGGTGCCGTTGGCGTGCCGGTCAAAGCCGGGGAGGCAATCGGCGCGTACCCCTGTGCTTTCACAAAGGCAGTCGTCGCCACGTTTGTGCTGTTGTCGGCAATTGGCGGCGTAACCGATGTCGCGCTGATCGCCATGTCAAACGGTGCGTTAATGGCAACACTGGAACCACCAATAACGAGCGGCTGATACGACCCGACCCCGGTGACATCGACGCCCTCAAGGGAGCTGAAAGTCGGATTGAAGCCAAGCCGGATAGCCTTGGTTATTCCAGCGACGAGTAAGTTAAAGCCACCATCCGTCCCCGGTTTGATGGCCAATATGCCAGTCATCGTGTCGCCGGCCTTGTTGACTTTGTTGCCGAGCAACGTGTCTAGGGCCGCCTTGGTGTAGCCGATCACCCACGCCAACCCACTACGCACGTAGGCATTGGCGTCGTTTGGCGCATCAACAATGCCGGATGGCGGCAGTGCCGCTAGAGCCGCAGTCACAAACGCGGTCGTTGCGATGCTAGTATCGTTATCGCCAGCCGTAGGCGTCGGTGCTGTCGGGTTGCCGGTGAATACCGGATCGGCCAGCTTGGCATAACCCTGCACCTTGACGAAAGCCGTCGTGGCAACGTTGGTCGAGTTGTCGCTAACACCGGGCGTCGCCGTTGTCAGGCCAACAGGCGCGGCAACAACGCCAGTAAAGCGGTTGATTGTAAAGGCCGCACCAATCAGGTTCCCGGCGTCGCCGAAACGGTTGATGGCAAAATCGGCACCGACATTACCGCCGGGCTCGCTGCTGGCTGCTGACTGGATCTCCCAACGCGGCGAGGTGCCGGTCCTAAACCGTATGCCGCCAGCGTTGCCGGCGACCTTGTTGAGGAACAGCGTCGGCGTCGCCTTGTCGATGGTCAGGTCACCAGTCATCGTATCACCGGCGAGGGATACCTTGGTGGCCATGTCGTCGGTGAAATCGTCCCATACGCCCGATTTGCGAACGTAGGGCTTGCCGTCTATCGGCGCTTCGCCGATGCCACCGCCAACCGGTATCTTGGAATCAACGTATTGCTTGGTTGTCGCCTCCATCGGGTTGGTTGGATCGGCGGGCAACGTGACAGGCACGGCAGTCGTCACCGAGCCGGCAAAAATCGTTAGTTTATTAACACCGCCGACCGAGGCATTGATCTGCGATGAACCCCCATAGAAGCCAGTGCCAGCCGTGCCGAAATACAGCGTCGTGGCGGCGGCGCTGCCGCTGGTCGGCAACGTCAACGGCACGACAAACGTCCCCAACGCCGGCCCCAGCGCCATGACATCCGCGCCACTGACCGCCACCCTGACCAGCATCGGTGCGCCATAAAGGCCGGTCCCGGCAGTGCCAAAGTTCAGGCTGGTGGCGGCGGCCGTTCCATTGGGCACGACCAGCGGTCCGGTCATGGTGTCGCCGGCCTTCAGCACCCTGAGACCAAGCAACGTGTCTATCCCTGCCTTGGTATAGCCAATCACCCAAGCAAGTGCACTGCGCACGTAGGCATTAGCGTCGTTCGGTGCTTCCGCAATGCCCGATGGCGGCAGGGTCTGCCATGTCTTGTCGCCACGCCAGAACTGACTGGTCGTACCGCCAGTAATCGTTGGCTCCTTGGCCGCCAAATCAGGGCTTAAGTCAGCCCAAGCCAGTGACTTGCGCACGTATGGCTTGCTATCGTTCGGTGCATCCGCCAACTGCGCCACGACAGCCCACGCCGCGCTCTTGCGTGCGTATTGCTGACCATCGAGCGGCGCTTCCGGCACAGGGCCAATCGGCCCTTGCGGCCCGGTTGCGCCCTGCGGCCCGGCATCCCCCTGTGGCCCCTGAGCTCCAGTATTACCAACATCACCCTTGACGCCCTGTGGTCCTTGCGGTCCAGGTACGCCGGGCGGGCCATTCGGCCCCGAAATATCACCGCAGTCCACCCATGCGGTACCCGACCAGACCCACATGTGGCTCGTGTCATCTGCCACATAGGCATCGTTCAGGGTCGCACTCGCCGGCAGCGCACTGCTCGTGGCCACGTGACCCTTCATGTTGAACCCTTGCCCAATCGGCCCCTGCGGCCCTACCGGACCGATAGGTCCAGTAAGGCCGGGAGGGCCTGCGGGGCCGCCGACATCGCCAATCTCGATAACCAGCGGGGGCGGCAACACGACATCAATCGCCGGAATCAGGTCCGGCAGGGTTACGTCTATGTTTAAATCCCCGGAAGCCTCGATGACGACTATCTGGTTCATCCGGCTTTCCTCGGCGCACGCGCGATGCCACCCGGAGCAAGGGTAGTGGCAGCCGCCATTGTCGTCATCGCAGTGGAGTCAGTTATATCCCCGGTAACCGTCACCTTGCCCGCCGCGATGGTATTGATAGCACCGCTGGAACTATAGGTGAGCTGCAAATCCCACATCAACTGCGTGACCGGTAACGTTGCCGACGTCGCCGCGTCTAGCGTAACGTCAATGACATTACCCGTTATCTGGCAGCCTAACGCATAGATCGGTGTCTGCCCGGTGTTTTGTCGTATCTCAGCCTTGGCGGTCGCATCGGTCAAGTCAACGGGCACAGTCTTGTCGCTGTCCAACCAAAGCTTGAATTGCCAGTGACCCGTGTCACCTCGGTAAAGGTTGAGCGGGAAATCGCCGGGCATCATGGCGCGGGTGCTCCTGTTCCAGTTTCAGCAAGGAACGATGGGTCGAACAGGTCGGTCAACTCCTGTTGCGATACCGCGCCATAGTCGTCAGTGCCAGTGCCTTGGCTCAAGTCTGCCGGGGGAGCCCCGCCGGGTTGTGGGGGCTGTCCAGGTTGCGGAAGCCCGCCATCTACTCCCAGTCCTTGGTCTTCTGGGATTGCCGCAGCCTCTTCCTCAGCCACGAGCTCTTGCTCCTCCTCAGCGGTTCGCTCCTCCGATGCAATGCCGCCACGCTGTAGATTGTCGTATAGGGTTTCATAGGCAATCACCTTGTTCATCCACAGTTCGACCATCTTATTGGCCTCATCTGCGGTCATGTCCTGTTCGAGGAAGTCCAGGTTTGGCTTGACTATGATTTCCTCGGGGTCTTGGCCCACAAGCTCGGCGCAGTAGCGCAGCACCTGCTCGAGCGCCGCCGCGCTGGTCTGCGCCACGCTGACCAGCGTCGCACTGCCGGCGCGCGCCCGGATGCGCAGCGCCTCACCAGACTCCGCTGACTTCTTGTCACCCACCGCGAACATGCGGCTGCCGGCCTCGCTGGCATTCGCGCGTTCATCGTCTATGGCTGTCTTGTGGGCAGCTATGCCGCTGCCGCTTGGCCCGACATACTTGGCGTCGCCGCCCTCGGGTATCGATACACCCACCCCCGCGCCGACATAGCTTGGCACATCTGCCTTGTCCAAACCAATGTAGAACAGCGTTTCCTGTCCCGACATAAATAGCTGATGACGATAGTCCGCATCCAACCTGTAGATGGCGTACGCCGCCCGCACCACACCGATCAGCGGTATCTGGTCAGGCTCCAGCGCCATGTCGCGGCTGCCAGCTATGACCAAGGGAATCTTTTCCAGGGTATCGCCGCCGCGTACCTGCGGCACGACAATCGCCGTGGCGACGCCCTCCTCCACGTCCTGCTCGGTAAGGTCATCTTCGGGGTTCAGCGCACGGCCGTCCTCGTCTACCACCTGTACTTGATAAACACTGTCCATCAACTCAAGTATTCTATAGCGCTTCTTGCCTTCCCAGCTGAACCCGGTGCGAACCCGATAATCCTCCTCCAGCACAAAGAAATTGCGCGATTCGCTCCAATTGATAAGGCTCTCTGCCCGGTACATCGCCACCCACGGCAACTCACCACCCTCTGGCGGCAGGTCGGCCAGCAACGCCACACGCCCGGTCGTCAATATCTCCTCGGTTATCTTACGATGCAGCGCTTCCAGGGTCAGCTCGTCCGGGGAGGCCTTTTCCCACATGTTGGCCAGAGGCTTGCCCTCCTCCAAGCCCTCGATGTGCGCCTCCGATTGGTGTATGATGCCCAGCATGCCTTGAATGCACGGGCTGAACAGGTCGGGGAACTGCGCCCGCATCTTGTAGGCCGAGTACATGCCTTCCGGTTCTGGCGAACCCTTGAACCCCGACGGCATGGGCAGATATTGAGTCGCCTTGGCCTTGACCGTGGTCGCGCCGGCAACGGCGTCACGGCATTCCTGCCAATCTTCCAAGATTATGGCGAGGTCCGGATGCTTTTCCGATACATCGCCAATTATCTGCTTCTGTGGCTGATCGTTGGCAGCCTTCAGTTTGGTCGCGGTTTTAGCCATCTAATGGTGTCCTCCGCGCAGCGGTACGACGCCACCGCGCGCCGACTTGCCAAATACTAAGTCTGTGATTGCCCACACCAGCGCATCGAGCCTGTCGGGGCTGCCTGCACCCTCGTAGCCGCGCACGGTCATGTAAATCATCTGCTCTTCCAGGCTGCCGAATGGCTGGCCATAGACGTGCCGCACGCGACCCTGCTCGTAGAGCGCAGCGATTGGCTCAGCCCGCACTGCCTTGCCCCGGCTGGCATGCACCGCGCGAAAGGCGACACGCCTGTTCACCGTGCGGATGGTGTGCTCCACCATGGCCCCGCCGAAGTTGGCCTCGCCCACTATCATATCAGCACTGTTGTTCTCGTACGCTTCGACCACGCGCCGCGCCCAGTCGGCTGGTCCCCAGTTGACCGTAGCGTCCTCCAGCACGTAGACCGTGCCGTGATCGTCAATACCTGCCACCACGATGCCGATATCGTCCCCTACCTCGTCCTCATGGTCACCAGCGCGCTCTTTGCGCCGCATGTCGATTTCCCCGGTTGTACCGGACGGGTCCACGCCGACCACGACCCGCCGCATATCGGGCAAGTGGTCAGTCTTGTTCATGCCTGCGGCAAGCGGGTTCTGGCCCGATCGTTTCTCCAGCATCTTGCGCGTCCACAGCGCGCCCGGCACGTCGTCCAGCACCTCGGCGTGCAGTTCCTGTCTGCCCAGCCGAGTGCCTTCGTACTTCTCCTTCATCTTATCGATGAATTTGGACGACAGGTTGTCGGCGTTCTCGTACGTAGAACCCCGCGTCACTATCGTGTCGCCGCTCTTTTCGCCCCTCAGCAATTCGTGCACCACCGGGATGGGCCGAGGCGTAGTCGTCACCAGTTGGCGCGGGTTATCACCCATGCGCAACCCGAACTGGAGCATGTCCCACGTATCTTGGGCATAACGCCACTTAGCCAGCTCATCGCTCCATGCTGCCTCGTGCTCCGGCCCGCGCAACTGCTCGGGGTCATCTGCCGAATAGGTATGAGCAACCGCGCCATTGGGCCACGTCAGCTTGCGCAGGGACGGCTTGTAGTCGGGCCTGTAGTCGGTTGGATGGCAGCGGAGGATGCCGCCTGCGCTCTGCACCATAACGTCTCTAGCGTCGGCCGCTGTCTCGGCTACGAGCGCCATGTGGCGCACCTTGCCCGCAGCGAAAGGGGTAGACCCGCACATCTGTGCTCGTACCCATTCGCTGCCCATGCGCGTCTTGCCGTATCCACGGCCTGCCATGGCGAGCCACACTGACCAGTTCCCCGAGGGCTCCTGCTGAGACGGCCGCCCCCAGAAGGACCAGTCGTACATCAACAATTCTGATTCCTGTGGCGTCAGGCCGAGAAAAAAGATTTCCCGTTCATGTGCCGGCAACCGAGCAAGCAATGATGCCAGCGCCACATTGGCATTCAAGCGTATCCCTCCAAGTAGTCGCCCCCAGCGACAATGAAGAACGGACAGGGAACGTCAGCTGGGGGCGACACGGACTGCGGGTGTCCGTGGTTCGGCAACGTAGCGCGTTGGACCCCGCACGTAAATGGGGTTTGCGTATGAAGAGACAGGAGGGTAAAAGACAGCACAACCCGGAGACAATACTGATGAAACCATTCCCCACTACTTATCTCGGCGATGGCGTCTATGCCTCGTTCGATGGTTATCACGTGTTGCTGCACGTCGGCCGCCATGACACGTTGCCGTGCGTAGCGCTAGAACCCGACGTAATTGCCGCGCTCAACCAATACTACGCCATGATAGTGAAAGAATTCGGCAATGCACCTGAACGAACTGATACTGTATAGGATGCCGGACAGCACTACCGGGGGAATACAACTGGTGGCTTGGGTACTGTCACTCAACGGCATAGCCATAGAGCAGGCCACCGAAGCGCACCCACTCACGGCTGTCAGCCCGGAGCCCGAGTTCCCCGCCGCGCTATGCGTGCTGGCCAGAAAGCTGGAACGCGCAACCGGCGCGCAGTGCAGCTACCGCGACAGGCGCGTCAGACCCGCCACCACCATCAACATCGGCGGCATCGGCGTCAGGCTGGTCGCCCCAACACCGAGGACCATATGAAACGCCTTATCTTCGCAGCCGTCGTGCTGGTTACCATCCACACCGCGCTGCTGGTCAGCCATCACGCCGCCAGCGCAGGTCTATCCGGCAACTATCGAGGTCCGGGCGCTCACGGCTATTCGCTACAAGCATCGCGCACAGTTCACCAACTGTCTGCGGCCCCTCCCATCGTCGCTCCAGGCGGCCGATAAGCCGCCCGTGCGCTGAATACAGGGTCGCCGTGATGGTGTAGACCGCCGTAGCGGCAAAGACCTCTTGCGTAACTTCGTTCAGGTCAGTTCCCCGGCACCGCAGTGAATGGCTGCGCCGTCGGGATTGCTGCCGCCGGGGCCGCGTTCCCCGCCGCGCCGGTATTCTGCACGGTGATGCTGAGCCCGGCCACGGCAGTAATCTTGTACAAGCCGCCCGTGCCGATGGTCACGCTTTGCCCGATTATGAGCCCGGTAGCGTTGGTCACAGGGACCGCGACCGTAGCGTTCACCGCCGGCTGCGTGAACCCCGCCGTTGTCGTCGTAGGCGGCACCTGTGGCTTCACAATCTGTATATCATTGTCACACCACGTCAATGCCGCGCTCTGGGTGGAATGCCACTGAGCCTTGGCCTGACTGCCGTAGCGCTTGCAGTTGGCCCGCTCTGCGATGTATTCAGCATTACCAATCTTACGTATTCGGTGCGCCCACTTGCCACCCTTGAAGTAAACCGGCGCAAAATTGTGAATAGGATAGTTGGTCGTCGTATAAACCGCCATGACCCTAGTCCTCTTCCTGTTTCTCGCGTGCCTTCATGCGTTCTGCTATTGCAGCGATCTTGCGCCGCAACTCAGCAGTGTGGTCCACTTTCGGGGATTCCTCTTCCGGGGGAGCCTGCCATATCGTCGCCCGTGGGCCATACCGCGCTGGGTCCGTCTTCTCGGTGTATATCTGCCCAGCCTTCATGCGGGTGTGCGCATCCCACGTTCCGCCCTTCCCATCCTCCAAAATACCGTCCACCAGCAACTCGGTTTGTATCTGCTTGGCCCGACGGTAGCGCAGATTAAAATCCGGTTCCTGCTCCATCCACAGGAGGAATGTGCCGGGGAGCGGATAGTCACGATTATTGGCGGTCAGCGCGTTAAGCGTCTCACCGTTCATAATACGCTCAATTATGGCCTCAGCAATCGTCGGGTCAAACACCTTTGGCCGACGTCTGTAGTCCTCCTCTGCCCACCGGGGTTGATAGATAGTTGTTTGTGGCACCGGCCGGGGCATTTGCCCGTACACTTGCACCTATTCGCTGTCATTTGCAAGGCTCCAAAAATGGTCTAAAATGACGAAATTCCTTTAAGCTGCGCGGAATTTTTTGTACCAACACACTAATAGTATATTGGGCCACGACGATAGATGTGACCTACATATGTGTATACGGAGTTACAAAAGAGTACGGAAAAAAAGTGAGCCCGCGCGATGCCTTAAGCACTCTTGTAACTCCGTTACTCCTGTAACTCCAGCCTATTTTTTAAAACGTCATGTCGCCCCGCTCGCGCGCAACCCAAGTGTACCAATCCACAATTACTATCGCTTTACGATATCCAGGGCGATGTGCTATAAGATACCCCCGGCAACCCAAAACCACAGGAACCCCAATCATGCCAACCGCATTCAAGCGCTACGCCCACATTGCCCGCACCAAGGGCCAACTCGATCTTGCCAACCGCCTCGAGATGGAAGCCCGCTGCGTGGGCTACCTGCTAGACGAATGTCTCCGCCGCCGCCTGCTCATCAGCGTGCACGACGGCGAGGAATGGTGCCTCACACGCTGCACCGACCGCGAAAAGATAATGGACGCGCTCGCCAGCACAGACGAGGACGTACTGTTGATCCGCCACCCGGACGGTCCGGCCCACACCCCGCTCGGTCGCTTCTTCCTCGTGTACGGCAACACCGGCTGGGACGTGATCGCCGACCATAGCGACAACGAAACCTGCAACAGCATCTGGGACGCGATACTGCCCAAGCTCGACGCCGAGATGGCCCGATGATCCGCTTCCTTATCCTGGACCTCAGCGCCCACCCCGGCATGCTCGGCTACATCCCCAGCTTCCTCTCCCTGGAAGACCCGCGCCCGGCCAAGGAACAGTTCGCCAGCAACTACATCGGCGGCTGGCACCCGTACACCGGATTCACGCTGCGCGGCCTGAGCCTGCACTTCCTCGGTGACCCGCCCATGCGCCCGCTGTTCGCCAGCATACTACGCGACGAGCTGATATTCGTGTACGACCATGGCTGGGTGATGATCCTGCAACAGGACAACAGCTTCGAAGTTAGTCGTATGGACTGATTGTCCTTTACAACGGCGCGATTATCGTATAGACATCAATCGCGCCGGAATCCCCCGGCAGAGGAACCCAGATAAATGAACACGAACTCGACTCCCAAGATCCGCGTGCTGCGGCCCACTAATCCAAAGAAGCCCGGCACCAAGGCATGGCATCGCTTCAACCTGTACAAGGATGGTATGACCACGAACGAAGCTCTGCGTGCCGGCTTGACCCGCGAAGATCTGCGCTATGACATCGAGCACGGCTTTATCGAAATCGTCACGCACGACAACAGCGCGCCCACCGGCAACAGCAACCGCCACGCCGCTTTGGGCCGCATCCGCGCTCTGCTCAACAAGACCGTGGAGAACGGCTGCACCGAGGAGGAAGCCTTTGCCGCCGCCGCCAAGGCCGGCGAACTGATGGACCGCTACGGCATCGAATCCAGCGAAATGGAAATCCGCGAGGAAGTGTGCACCGTCGGCGTGCATGGTGCCGAGCGAAGCAAGGCCCACGAAAGCCGCTGGGTGGCGGTTGCCATCGCCCGATATTGCGACTGCCGTGTGTGGCACGTGACCGGGACCGGCCAGATACGCTTCTTCGGCTTGCCGGCCGACGTTGAAGTTGCGACCTACCTGATGCGCGTGGTGCAGGGCGCGATGGACCGTGGCTACCGGGAATTCCGCAAGTCCCCCGGTTACCTCGGCCTTTCCGGGGACCGCAACACGTTCATGGACGCCATGGCCAACCGTGTGAGCGCCCGCTTGCTAGAGATGCACAAGGCCCGGCACACCGAGACGATGGTCACCACCACGGGCACCAGCCTCGTACTGGTGAAGACCGCCGTGGTGACCGAGCAATGGGAAAAGACCGGCATGCGCCTGCGCAAGGGCGGCACCCAGCGTGTGAAGATGAGCGACAGCCACGCCGCGCGCAGTGCCGGCATGGCCGCAGGCGACCGAGTACATCTTGGGGCTGGCCTTAGCGATCGAAGCGTCAAGCTTCGCATCGCTAAGTGATCGACCGCATCGAAACTAAAGGATAACGAAATGAAATACGCATTGATTTTAATATCCCTCACTAACCCGGATACTGATAGCCGTGTGCTTGTCATGGATTTACCGGAGGGTAACTGTAGAATTCTTGCTGAAGTGGTGTACAAACCAGCCATGAAAGATAAAGGCACGTTGATGTGCATTCAGCAAATTGGCTTGAGGTACGCGCCATGAAACTCTGGATGCTTGTCATACTGATAAACGGCCACCAAGAGGTTGTCTCTGGTGATTACCCCAGCAAAGCCGAATGCCTCCGCGTCGCCGGCTACATCCTCTCCCAAGAACGGCTCGGCCCGCTCAAGTGCGTGCCGGCACGAAAGAACGTGAAGCACTACGAATATTTTGTGGGGGATTAAAATCTCCATTTTACACCGATAACAAACCGGCCTAAGCTACCCAATAGGACAGGGAACCAACTACCATGATTGATGAACTATGCGCCAACGACCAACAGACCATTTGCCGCACGCTGCATCTGCCGCTGCCGACGCCCGACGTGCCGCTGACCACCATCATCACACAGGCAAAGATGTGCGAGGCCGACGTGCTGGCCCGCCTGGAACAGAGCCGTGACCTGCGTGCCCACATCACCGCGCATGCCATGCGGGGTCGCATCGTGCGGTGCCCGGCCGACCCGCAACTGCACCCGAAGCCGTGGCCCAAACCGAGCGCCAAGAGCGCCGTAGAGACCCCGACAAGAGCCCGTGCGGCTACCGCCACACGAACTCTGGTGAGCTACATACCAAACCCCAAGAAGGCCGGCAGCGCCGCCCGCGCCCGCTACGCCCTGTACGAGAACGGGTTGACCGAGACCGAGTTGCTGGCCCGTGGCCTGCAACGCGCCGACCTGCGCTGGGACACCGAACACAAGCACCTCACCTGGAGGCTAGGATGATTAACCACGACCCGCGCCGCGTCCATCCCCCGGCAGAGGCCGAACGTAAACCGCGTCGGCAAGCCTTGCCTGTGCTTGCGGTAGCGGAGGCTCCCCGTGTCCTCCAGACATATCGCGACCCAGACGTACCCTCCATGGTGTCGATCGCGCTTGGCGGGACCGGGGAGCCACACCGGGTCGTGTACGTATTCACGCTGGCCCCGCACCGCAACCAAGGCCGCATCCGCGCCCTGATGACCCAGCTACTGGCCGATTTAGACGCCGAGGCGGCAGAGTGCATTATCATTATAAGAAACGTAGAACCCGGATGCGATATACCCCGTTTGACCACTTTCTTCGAATCTTTAGGTTACGTGCAAGAAACGCCCGACCCGCCTACGTTGCGCCGCCTGCCCCAGCCGGCATCCTGATTCTCGATCTGCGCGAGGGCCTGTGCCGCTGGCCGCTGTGGCCGCACGACCAGCGCCCCGGCTCGGCCCCACGTTTCTGCGGTAAGCCAGCTAACAATCACGTGTACTGCGCCGCGCACCGTGCCGTCGGCATGCAAAGTCCTTTACAGCGTGCGACGAAGAGGCTACGGTAAGGGATATCCAACAAGGAGAACCCTTATGATTGTTGAAGTCTATTTCCACGGCGTGCACATGGCGACCGTGAACGCACAAGACGCCGATAGCGAAGAGGCCGCGCTGGAGTTCGCGTGGCGCTATACCCAGAACATCGACGGCTCGTGGTCGCGCTACGGCTCCCCAGATTGGCACCCGACCGCCATGACCGTGCATGCGCCGCTCCCCGTGCACAACGGCAAGACCTACGGCCACCGGAGTTCCATGGTCGGGGACCGCTTTAAGATCGGTGCCCGCGCTTGGCTGGTCGGGTCCATGGGTTTCAAGGAAGTGACCGATGCGTAAAGACGATGCAGCATTGCTCAGTCTGCAAGATTTGATTAGCGCGAAAAGTGAAAAGGCGGGACTGACCCGCCTGCTCACACCGCTGGTCAATGCCGAGCATCCTAAGAAAGCCGTGGCGCATGCCGTGAGAACACTGGAGCTCTACCTAGTGCGCGAAACTGTCCACAACTATCGAGAAGGGTTGGCAGATGCCCAAGCTTAAGCACAAGCTGACCCCCGAACGGGATACAGAAGTTGCGCGTCGCGCCGTACGAGCGCAGACACAGCGAGCCGAGCTCGCTGCGCCCGCAACGAGTTACCACACCACCGAGGCCAAGGCTCGCCGCGCCGCCGCGCGCTGCGGGCTGCCCAACACTGAGATCGGTGCCACGCAGACGCCTGCCGGTTGGGTCGGCGTGGTCTACCTGCGCCCCGACCAAGGCTGGATGGAGCCCATGGTGCTGCGTTACGGCTGTCTACCCCACCACTAATTCTTTCGTTTGCCCCCAATAATTTGCCTTTACAAATCCCCCCGACAAGCCCTTACTTGGGCTAGGCTCAAGGCGAAGGGGGGAAATCACAAAAACAGACAAGCAGTGCGGTAAACGTCAACGCTATGTGAGGAAACAATCACCATGGCAACGAATCTTTACGCATTCCCGAACGGTAACCTCAGCGGGCTAGATGAAAACCCGCCGCTCGACACGTTCCTCGCCGGCAAGACCGGCCCGGCGCTCATCCAGAACGCCAACCAGCAGGCGTTCGCCGGGCCGAACGGCACGCAGATCCGCTTCAACGGCGCTGGCTTCCAGTACGACCCTGCCGGCAACGGCATCGCCGGCACTCTGATCTCGGTGCAGATCGTCACGTTCGACGCTATCGGCAACCCGGTCACGCAGGAAATCACCGTCGCGCCGTTCCCGGCGAACTCGTTCGCGCTGTTCTACGCGGCGTTGAACACCTCGCCGGCCGCCGCAGTGACGTTCCTGATGAACGGCAACGACACCATCATCGGGTCGGCCACCAATGACCTGCTCGAGGGTCACAACGGAGCCGATAACATCAATGGTTTCGCTGGCAACGACCACATCATCGGCGGGCTCGGCACCGACACCATCAATGGCGGGCTGGGCGTTGACGAATCGGACTACTCGGACAGCTACGGCCGCCCGGTCACCGAGGCCAACCATGGCATCATCGTCAGCGCCGCCACCAACACCGTGCTCAACTATGAGCCCGGCGTCCACGTCGAGACGGTCGTCAACGTCGAGAGCTACACCGGCACCCAGTTCACCGACACGTTCTTTGGCGACGGCGACAGCGAGACCTTCCGCGGCCTCGGTGGCAACGACATCATCAACGGCGGTACTGGCTCCGACACGGTCGCCTACGACCGCGACGCCAAGTTCGGCGGAACGGCCGGGGTGACGGTTAATCTCGCGACCGGCACGGCAACGGACGGCTTCGGTCAGACCGACACGCTGACCAGCATCGAGAACGCCATCGGCACGGCGGCCAACGACACCCTCATCGGCAACGGCGCGAGCAATGAACTGCGCGGCGGGGCTGGCGATGATTCGTTGACGGCGGGGACCGGCGGCTTCGACCACATGTTCGGTGGCGACGGCAACGACACCTATCACGTCAGCAGCTTCTTCACGCAGATCGCTGACGAGATCGGGACCGGTGGCATCGACACCGTTGAATCCGGTGACATTTCGATCGACCTGACCGACACGTTCCGCTATCGTGGCGACATCGAGAACATCACGCTTACCGGCGCGGCACCGCTGTTCGCCCGTGGTAACGACCTTGACAACGTGATCGAAGGCAACCTTGCTGCCAACGTCCTAACCGGCAACGGCGGCGATGACACCATCAACGGCAATGGCGGCAACGACACGCTGAACGGCGACGGTGGCAACGACAAGCTGGACGGCGGGCTCGGCGACGACACGGTGAACGGCGGGCTCGGCAACGACCAACTGGTCGGCGGTGCCGGGGACGACACGTTGCGCGGCGGCGAGGGCAACGACACCCTTGACGGCGGCATTGGCGGCAACCACCTCGACGGCGGGCTGGGCAACGACACCTATGTGCTCGGGGCCAAGGCCGACGGCGAGGACAGCATTGCCGACGCTGGTGGCAACGATACTGTCACCAGTTCTATCGACCGCAGTCTGGCGTTCTACACCGGGTTGATTGAGAACCTGACCCTTACCGGCGGCGCGCATGTCGGCACCGGCAACGGCGGCGACAACATCATCACCGGCAACGACCTCGGTGACACGCTGCTCGGGCTCGGCGGCAACGACACGCTGATCGGTGGGCTCGGCAACGACACCCTGCGTGGCGGTGACGGCGACGACACCCTGAACGCTGGTGCCGGCGACGACGTGCTCGACGGCGGCAATGGCAACGACAGCATGAACGGCGGACTGGGCAACGACACCTATCTGGTGCTCGGTGACGACGACATCATCGACACCGGTGGCGTCGACACGGCCCGCTCGGCAGGCTCGCTCAACCTGCTGAACTATACCGGCGTGGAGAACGGCGTGTTGACGGGTGGCGGCAACGCTTCCCTGATCGGTACGAACGGAGCCAACGTGTTGACCGGCAACAACGGCAACAACGTGATCTCCGGGCTGGCCGGTTCCGACCGCATCGATGGCGGCTTCGGCAACGACCACATCAACGGCGGTGCCGGGCATGACGTGCTGCGTGGCGGTGGCGGCGAGGACTTCTTCCGCTTCGCCAACGGTGGCAGCGCCAACAGCGACGTCATCACCGACTTCAGTCATACCGCCGACACCATCGAACTGAGCCGCCGGGTGTTCTCGGCCCTTGGCCCGACGGTTACCGCCAACGAGCTCAGGCTCGGCACCCATGCGCTGGACGGCAACGACCACCTGATCTACGACCGGGCGCACGGTCTGCTGTCGTATGACTCGAACGGCAACCACGCTGGCGGCTCGTTCGTAATCGCGACGCTGACCAACCATCCGGTGTTGACGGCCAACGACTTCGTCATGGTCTAAAAGACTTGCCTGCCAACCCTTCGCCCATATAGACAGGCAAGGGAGTGGAGCGCCAAGCGATTGGCGCTCCATTTTCTTTTTGCCGATTTGCCGGGGGGATAGTAAAACCACGGCTATGAAACAGACACCACTACGTGCCATGCACCAAGAAGTTTGCGCGATGAGCCAGTGGCTCATGCGGCAACGCAACCATGTGCAGCCGTTCTGTGTCCTCGAGATCGGGGACACCTACGCGGCCCTCCCCATGCCATGGCAAACCCCAGACGAAAAATACGCCTACATCCGGGCACTGCGTGACAAGCTGCGCGCCATGCACTTCGACTATTACACGATAGTTGTCGAGGCGTGGGTGGCCACGGTGAACATGAAGGTCTCCCCGGAACTGGCCAACGTGCCGCCCAGCGAGCGCAGTGACCGCGAGGATGTGCTGCTCGTCATGTCCAGGCACCGTTCCGGGGAAACCTACGACACGAAGTTCCGTGTGGAATACACGCGGGGCGGCAAAGTCAAGCTCGGCCCGGCTGAGCACCTGGAAGGTGACGCCACCGCTGGCTTGATGGCCAACCTTTTTGAAGACGACCCCACTTACCACTAGAAAGGATAAGGAATGGACTACCTAGCAGAACTGAAGCGCCTGCTACCGCTGAACAACCGCCAGCAAGATGGCGTAGATTCCACGAAGCGCAAGCTGGCCATTGAAGCGATTGCCGGGCCGGCGGATGGCCGGCAGACCGACCGGTTGGTGACCGTTGTAATCGCCATGTTGGAGGCCCGCAGCCCCAATACGACAAAAAGTAAGCTATGGCCGGTTGGCGCGGCGGAGGACCCCGACTAAAAAGGCTAGCCTGGAGCCGCCTGACCACCCTACAGTCGGGCGGCACCCCTACCCTAGTACCTACTGAGCCCCCCCACCCAAAACGCGCCAGCGGGCTCCGTATTTAATGAACTATTTATCACTTTAGGGCTTTACACAGCGAAAAAGATAGCCTAGATAGGGTCCATGACAAACGCTCAAGCCATCGCCACCCTGAAGTCCGGCCAGACCGTTAAATTTGGCTGGGAGCACAACAGCACCGAGATGAAGGCGATCTTTGCCCGCATCAAGGCCGAAGTGCCGACCGCCTGGATCACGCGCAGCCCGTCAACCAACAACTGGACCATTTACCCGAAATGACCATCACCGTCACTCTGCAAGTCAGCCGCGATGGCATACACTTCACACCGCGTGCTTTCCCGACCCCATATGCGCGATACGGTGCCGCCGAGGAGCGGGCCAAGCTGGATGCCTGGACACAAGGCTACGTGATCCTGCCTAATAGCGCCACCTACGAAAAGATTTTCGCTTAGGCTCCACTTTTCGCTTTACACCAATCCATGATTGGGCTAGAACTCATTCATGGATTGGGCAATCAGGCCCCTGCCTCTGGAGGTTTCCATGTTCTTCGTCGCTCTCGCCTACGCCGCCGAAATCGCCCGCGTCGCCGTCGAGTATCCCGACTACCAGTTGCCCGCGCACAAGCGCATCGCCGCGTACAATTTGTACGCGCGTGGCCGCACCAACTAAGCCGGCTAACTACCCGCGCCCACCCAAGCCGCCCCTAACCGGGCGGCTTTTTCATTTTTGTGCTTTACACCAAGTGATTTTCGTGTATGATAATGCGTATGGGGCATGCCGCCCCGGAGAACCACAGCATGAAATTTGTACGTACAGCCGAACGGCTGCATATAAGTGCCGATACCTACGGTGTGCCGGCCAGCGGCTACTACAACGTGGAAGGCCACGTTATCGCCGATATGTTTGGCCCATACCCCACCATTGTCGGGTACGTTATCCGCAGGGCAAACGGCACGCTAACCCGCGCCTACCTGCACTACCACCCCGATAAAAGCTGGGGCCACAAGCCTAAGCTTACCGTAGTTTCCTAAACCAACCAAGGGGGCCGCAAGGCCCCCAATTCCACGGAGAACCACACATGAAAACCGTATACCACGTAGAAACGCATGCCAACGGCTACCGCGCCTATAAGAAATTGGATTTCGATACCGAAGCCGAAGCCGTGGCCAAGCTTAATGTAGAAGCTGCGGCGGGCCGCTTTGGTGGCGTCTGGCGCGACCGGGACAATGGCACCCGGTTGCTGCACCACACCGACCCCACCATACAAACACAATGGTGAAACAAAGGGGGCCGCAAGGCCCCCTTTTCATTTGCCCGTAATCGTTGCCCGGATCGCCCGCCAATCCCAATCAGCCGGCGCACCATACCAGCGGCCCAGCACCGGCACATTATCCAGCCCGTTCTCTGCCAGCGCCCGCGCATGGCTGCCCGCCACGGCCCACAGGGAGTCCCCCTGCTTCTTGGCGCTGCCGGCCCCGCCCGCCCGCACGAGGAACAGGCAATTCACACCAGCGGCTGTGTGGTGGCCTATCCAGGCCAGTTGGTGCGGGCGCACGGTGACCGCCCAGCCGTTGGTCGCCTTATGTTCAATCCAGCCACAGGTCTGCGTGGGCGTGTGCGCCCAGAAGCTGTCAGGCACCCCGGCATGGGTCGCACCGGTCTCTACCGGAGTCCATAGCCAGCCGTCTGTCTTGCGCAAGTAGGTCTGCACCACCCGGCGCAGGCCGCCGTCAGCGATCGTTATGACCTTGCCTCCAACTCAGCGATGCGCGCCCTGAGCCAGTCTGTTTCTATGGCTGTTGCATTGATGAATGCCTGAAGCCTCGCGCTGTTGTCGTGTTCGATCTGCGCCTGCTCCTGCCAGATGGCAGCCTCCCGCTGCGCCTCGGCAAGCGCTGCAGCGGCGTCCTGGTAGCGGACCCATGGCCCGCTACTGTCGATGACGAAGTAAGGATCACCATCATTCAAATCGTCTGGCTTGAAGCGCACCAATTCAGCCACCATCTCCTCTGGGATGCTCATGTCTGGCCTTCAAGGAGAGCGCGGGCGCGGATGCCGGAAGGCTCAACGATGTGTGAGAACAGCCCGTCCACTTGCTCGCGGATGACCTCGACCCACTTCCCGTCGATTTCGACGCGGACGATAACGCTGTCGCCAATTCGCAGGAGGTGGATGCCGGTAACGGCTACCGGGTTGTTAAATGTTCGGCCCGAAGCTTTCCTCAACGCATTTTCGAGGCCTTGAAGTTCGCGCCACACTGTCGTCCTCATGGCTGCCTTATTGGCTTCGCTCGACATCCTCTACTCCTTTCCAGACCGTATGGCCGCAGCGATGCGACGTGGTCATCGTCCCTTCACCAGATTCTCAAAGGTCGCCTGTCCCTCTTCACTCTTTGCCCACGCCTCGCTCTCAGCCAGATCGGCGTCGAACTCACCGTTGTGGTGTCTCTCCAGGATGCGCGTCAGGGTTGATATGGCCTGTTTGGTAAGGTCCCTCTTCAGCAGTGTCATCAGCGCAAGGTCCAGCGCCATGCTGGGGAGGTCGTGTTGGGAAAGAAAGTCGTGGAACTCGTCATGCTCGGCGCGCACGGCTAGCTCTTCAAAGCCTGCGGCTCGCAATGTATCGGCGAGTTTCTGGCTGGTTTTAGCGGTCATCTGTCAGTATCCTATCGGTTGCCTGCCGGGCTCGGTCAGGTTCTGTAATTTCCAATCACGCTTCTTGCAGTAATCGGAGACCCGATTGTACTGCCAGCCCAGCATGAAGTGTAACATCGGGTTGGACCAGTTGACCATGCCGTCTACGCCGATACCCAATGCGACACCAGCACTGGGTATCGCCCCGACGATGCAGTAAAGGTGTTCGTATCGCCTCATCGGATCCGTGCCTGTTCCAGCATCTCGACGAAGTTAGCCGCGACAAGATACTTGGCTCGCGCCTTGGCTTCGGGATCCCAGTAATTGGGGCCGGGGCTGGCGTGGTTGATACAAGCGTCGGCGACCGCCTGCTGCTTGGCGGTAAGCTCCCTCTGCCACGTAGCGTAGAGTCGGCTGACCGCCATGCGCTCCTCGTCAAGGTCAATCGTAACCAAATCGGTCATAATTCGCTGGCCCACTTGTTCAGGTAATAGTCCACCGTGTAACGGAGATCAACGTCGTTCTGATACTGGTCGTTGGCCCGCACCATCCATTGCAGATACCCGATCGGCACCTCGGCCCATGGCTTGCCCTCGTGCTTGCCGAACCGACATATCGGTTGCAATATGGGCGTCGTACTGAGCCGCAGGAGCTCCGTGGGGTCGGCCAGCGCCAGCATGCGCACCAGCACCGCCGCCGTGCAGGCGGCATCGTACAGCGCCCTGTGCGGGTCCAGGCCAGCTATCAAATCGGCAGGCGGCTCCACCCCGAGGTAATAGCGCAGCGTCTGGTTACTGAACTTGGGGCAATCCGGCCACAGGTGCTTGGCGCACTGATAGGTGTCGATCGCCGCCAGCGATAGCTCCGGCAGGAACGCCATGTCGAACGGCGCGTTGTGCGCCGCGTACAGCATCTGGCCCGGTCGCTCCATTGCCTTCATAGTGCGGATCATCAACGCATGCGGCAGGCAGTCCGGAGCCCCCGGTAGACAGGACGCCGGGTTGATATGGTGCGTTCCCCGCGCTACCGGGGAGAAGGGCGCGTTGGTTTCCACGTACGACCACGAGCCGGTAAGGAAATCCCATACGTCGCCAGTGCGCCGGAGTTCCACCAGCCCGATTTCGCACACTTCCGCGCCGGCAGCGGGATCGAGGTCAGTGGTTTCGGTATCCAAAACTACAATCTTCGATATGTTATCGTTCATTAATTTGCTCAAGCTTTTCAAGGAGTTGCACTGCTCGTGTCAACCGCTGGCGATAGCTTACGCTCCTGCGCGGGCTGAAGCTATGCCGGAGGTACAGATCACTGATGATCTCACCCTGCACCCGTGCAATCATGGTGTAGACCTCATTCAAAGTTTTTTCACTTGCCTCCATTTTATCACTTTACAGATAGCGAAAAGGATACTAGATTCACGTCATCATCAACCGGGCCGAGGCCCACCTCTCAGGAGCATACCATGTCTACCACTACCTACACCAACACGCAGCGCTCCAAGGCGAAGCACACCATTAAGAAGATTTTGGCCATGACCGAGGCCGCTGGCTGCACCCCGGCTCAGGCCGCTACCGCGCAGACAAGGGCGCAGGTGTGGATGGACAAGTACGGGTTCACCCCGGCCGACTTTGCCGCCAAGCCGGACGGCTTCACCATTTTCGCGGACGCGATGGCCAAGGCCGGCAACAAGCCGCAGCCCAAGGCCAAGCCGGCCAAGCCGGCGGCCAAGGGCGCGCGCCGTGGCCCGGCCCCGGAGTACGCGGACACGCAGGTCATCACCCTGCTCGTGGCGAACCCCAAGCGTCCCGGCAGCAAGGCGTTCGCTCGGTACGCCAACTACAAGGACGGTATGACCGTGGCGCAGGCGCTCGCCGCCGGCCTCACCCGCGAGGATTTCCGCTGGGACGTGGAGAAGGGCCACATTGCAATCGCGTAAGCCCTTTACAGCGCGATAGATATCTGCTAGAAGGCTCCTGTTCAACCAACAGGAGTCTTTTGGCATGTCTATGTCTAACCAAATGGTCCATACCGCCCTCGGCACCGTGGCGGCAATCATTAATGCCCGTCTAACTGCCGCTGGTATCTCGCTCGATTTCGATCGGGCCACGCCATGCGCCCATGGGGTCATGCTCATGGTTTCCATGCAACCGGGCGATCCTTCGCTCGATGTCATTGCCGGTGCCTATCCAGGCGGCAAATCTTACCCGGCACAGGGGTACGTCTTCTGGCGTTGCAAGCCGCTTTAGCCAGTGCTAACCTAACCACGTTGGTTTAGCCCTATTGGCCGCCCTTCGGGGCGGCCTTTTTATTTGGACCTTCCAGGGCGTGTGTGGGTTTCAACATGTCCAGTGCACGTACCCGAGCCGCGCATTGATGATGCCGCCCTTCATGGCCACCGCCAGTTGGATCTGCTTCAGTTCCACTGCGTCCGCCGTGTAGGCTATCACCCCGGTGCGGCACACTTCGGCCTTGACCTGGATCCCTACTTCGGTAAGGCGCTTGTTGATTTTATTGGCCACAAGCCTGCGGCTGAACTCACTGGTACTCATGTCTTATCCTTAAATTATGGGCGACAGGAGAAAACTGGAATCTCCTGCCGCCCCCTGCGACTCCCATGCACTTCCCTAGCCATGTCTCTAGCCTTGACCCCTAACGTTAACTGCTACCGCAGTCCGGAGGCGAGGAGGCATCGACTTTCCGTTATTGGGCTGGCCGTTCGCCCTCAAATAAGCGCCTCCGATGGATTCTATTCCCAATTCTGTTTCGCTTCGCCCCATGTAGGGCCGACCTCAAAATCGACGATGGTCGGCACCACCAGCGGCGTTGTTTCAACCATTATCTGTTGCGCCCGCAGCGCCAGCGCTTTGTCGGCGGTACTCAAATCTATCTCGTCGTGCATCTGCACCAGTGGCACTATACCCTCACGCCAGCATGCCAGCATAGCCCGCTTGGTTTGTCGCGCCGCGCTGCCCTGCACCAGATTATTCAGGCTCTTGCGGGTGTCCGCCCGGCGCAGCCTGGACCGGGACCACGGGTGCTCCGGGTTCTTGGCGCGCTCCTGTGCCTCCTCGTAAGTGCACGGCGTCAGCCGCATGCCCTTGGCCTCTGCCGCCAGCCGATCTTCCCACTCGACATAGCCACCTTCCCATTGGGGATAGTGCATGCGCGCGCCATCGATGAGCCGGATATAACCCCGCAGGTTCGCGGCGATCTTGCACTTGTCTTCCAGGGATTTAATGAACGGCAACCGATTGTGGTAGTCTTGCAGTAGCACCTCGGCCTCGTTCAAACTCAGCCCGAGCTCATCGGCCAGCGACCGCTTGCCCTTGCCGTACGTCATGGCCAGATTAAGGATCTTGGCCACCGGACGCGGCTGCCCGGTCATCTCCGCAACCATGCTGTGGTAATCGGTGCGCGGGTCGTCGATATAGCGCTGCACGGCGGCCTCAGCGCCGGCTGCCCCTACCCTGGACGCGAAGTGCACGGTCAACCGGGGCTCTTGTTGGCTGTAGTCAAGCGCCACCCAGCGCTCGCCCTGCTCGGGTAGAAACGCCTTGCGTATCTGCTTCCCAATCTTGTTCTTATCCGGGCTTGGCATCTGTTGCAGCGGCGGCTCGCTGTAGCTCAGGCGATGACTGCGTGTTCCCCCGGCATCGCTGCGGTATTGGTGTATCTCGGCATGGATCCTGCCATCGATTTCATAGCCGAGCAGGAAATTTTCCAGGAACTTGGTCCGCGCCTCTTCGTATATTTCAGCTACGGCACAGGCTCGCGGCAATGGGTGATTGTGCTTCTCCATCCAATCTTTAGTGAAGCTGCCCTGCTTGGCCTTGACGGTCCGGGGGAACACGATGTGTTCTCTGGTGAACCATTGCTCCATCTGGCCGGGCGAACGTATCTCCTTCATGGATGCCGGACGACGCAGTTCCAGGAGCTCACCCACCTGTGCCAATGCTGCGTCGCGTACCGCACTATATTCGTCTATCAGCTTGTGGACATAGGGCACATCAATGCGTATGCCGCGCCGCCGCATGGCGATAACCATGGGCACCAGCCCCATCTCGGTTGTGTAGGCTGGCATTAATTCCTGCTCGTGCAGCTTGGGCGCTGTGTGCTGCCAGAGCGCCAGCGTCGCCGCTGTGTCGGCCTCGGCATAGGGGCCGGCATACTTGGCCGGCAACTGCCATATGCTCTCCCTTGCCTTCCTACGGTCGGCCCCCATGGCCTCTACCGCTTCTTCTAGCAGCGCAATGTCTTTGCCCGGCAGCCCGGCCCGCTTGCAGCAACTATCCAGGTCGTAGGCATACTCGTTCTCGTCCACCAACACGCACGCCGCCAACGTATCATTGATGTTGGCTCCGGTCATGCCGGCAAGCATGCACTCCATCCAGCCACAGTCATAGGGGGCATTGTGGAAGACAAGCGGCGTGCCCGACTTGGCAAGATCCGTGAGCCAGCGCATGACCTGCGTATTGGTGAATACGGTAGCGGTATCGGGATGCTGGATTGGCGCGTATCCCACGCTATCTTCAGCGGCCCAGCTTACTCCGCAGATAAAGCCAGCATCAAAGGCCCAGCCGGGACCGCGCTTTTCTATGAGCCCAACGTCCTTGGTCTCGCAGTCAAGCGCCACCACCGGCCGACCCCGCAAATCAGGGAGTTCGGCCGGCGGCTGCCAGTTGCTTTCCGGCACGAACAGCCCAAGCTGTCCGAGGCGGTATTTGTATTTAGTCACTTTGTGCGGTATTCGTCCTCGATTTCCTTGCGCAGTTCCTCAGCGGCCTGCTCCAGCGCATCCTCGGCGCTGGCGTGCTGCCCACCGTCCTCGGGCGTGCCCGGTACGTTGGCGCTGGGCCGCCAAGGGCGACCCGTGGGGAGTTTTTTGGCGGGGGCCGCCACCTTGGGTCGGGCAGCCTCCTGCGCCTCCCCACGGGCCTGCGTTGCCCGCGCGTGCATAATTTCCTGCACCCGTGCCTTGGCGTCTTCGCGCGGCATGTTCCAGGCAACGGCCAAGGCCGCGTAGACATCGGTGCCGTCGTAGGCAATCACTGGGTCACGCAGCCGATTGGCAACGCACTTGGCATAACCGGCGATGTCATCCCAATGGTCGGGCTCGTTAGGGTCACCGCAGCTTATGCGCGCCATCTTATGCGCAATCATGTAAAGCGCGTGCCGCTGCTGATCTGACAGGGTCGGCCAGTTGCGCTCGTGCTGCATGGCGCGCAGCATCTCCCACGTTGCCCGACTGTTTTCAGCAAATTCGCCGTGTATCGAGGGTCGATCACTCAGTATCTTGTTTATCTGGTCCATCAGTTGTTCCTTTGGTTCATAACGGCGGTATGCCGCTCGCGCTGTTTGTCTAGCCAGAGGATAATCTTTTCACGATCGCCTCCAGACTCCAGTGTATTCGTCAATTTTAGTGCTGCCCGCATTGTACGCTGTATGATTGGTATGGCCAACTGATTGCCCATCTCATATTCCATCATGCCAAAGCATGCCATCTCGAGCAGGTCGCAAATCTTTATCTTGGTGCGAATCACCGGGGCCAGTCCCGGCAGCGTAACGCCCATGGTTTCCAGCGCACTGTCCTCGACCGCGTTAAACGCGGCCTTGAGCTCTGGGTTATTGGCCTTGGTCGGGAACGGTATGTCACCCACCACCAATTCAGCCACATCGTGCAAGCGGATGTAGCGCTCAACCGGGGAACTGAGCTCGCCGAATATCTGCTCATATATGAGCGCAACCTGCCAGCTATGCTCGCCGACGGTCTGCACCTGGATCGTAGGCCACGCATGATAACGCCTGATGCGCCCCGCGTGCCGTACGGTATCCGTTACAAAGTCACTCATTCTCTTCGATTACCCCTTTACCAACCTTGCCAGCCTTGCGCCCGGTCGGCGCGTCTTCCTTGGTCTGCAACTGCGCGCGGGCGGCAGGTCGCTCGGCCGGCGGTAGCGTCTGCACGGCATCCTGCGCACGTGATACCGCCGCACGGCTGGCCCGCCGTATGGTCTCCACCTTGCCGGTGCCGCCGCACGCCGCGCAGTCCACCTCTTCCCCGGTAGACGGCAGCACATGCGTGCGCCCGGTGCCGCCGCAGCTTGGGCAGTCGGTCCAAACTTTGATGGTGCGGTAGATGCTCATGACGGCTCCTTCACCTTTATCCGCAATCTACGGTATGCTTCATTTGTTATTTCAAGTATATCATCGAGCGTCAGGTTAATGCGATTTTCTTTGATAACTCGTTCAGCAGCATCTAGCAAAAGCTTACCTATATGATGCTTATCCGGGTGCTCAAATGCATTATCCTTGAATACACCCTTGTGGCCCCGTTGCTCGATTGTATTGGCGTTGACGTCGGCTCTACCCGTAATCTGGATAACCAACGGCCTAGGCACATGGCGATATAAAGCATCGGCAAGTTTAGTGTCCCGTAATCCCCGTTCATAATATCTATTGATAATGCATTTCAAAAACCAGCCTTCTGGTTTTCTCCAATTAGCCTTATGCTGGCCCGGCTTGCTGCCCACTTTATTTCATCCTTCGCTTTAACCACGCCGTGGTCGCTGTCCGCCAGTCCAATGCTACAATCTTGTCGGCCCATTGCAAGGCTATTTCGTAGTCGCCCAGCTTGCGTGCCCGGTTCGCTTCCCACATGGGGCGTGCCGTAGTGTCGAGGAATGTGTTGCTTGCGCCCTTAACCGAGTCAGGGTCGTCGACGTAGGCGGCCACCTCATCATCAAAAGTATCCGCATCATCGACCAACGGAGTTATTGTGGGATAGCTCGGCCACCCGTTGGCGCTATCGTGATTGGCCAGATGCCGGGCGTTTTCATACATGTGCCAGTTCCAGCTGAATTGGGTCATCGTGCCAATGACGACTTCCAGCCGCGCCGCCAGATATTCCTGGAGAATACTGAAGTGCACCGCGTTGGCCCCGTAGCAGCCCCACACGATATCGTTGGACCGGCAGGTCACCCCGAGGTCCAGCCGCCCCTCATGTATCCGTAGATAAACCTGTGTGTTGCAGGGGCGATCCTTCAGGCCCGGCACGCCAAGGTCAACCTCAGCATCCCACATCTGTATAACCGCCTGCCTGCTACTGGCATCCGTATTAAGGATTGAAACCACATTATCCAATTGGTCCAGGTCTTCTCGTATCGCACGTATATCCAGAAAGTGGCTGCGCCACCTGTAGCCATAGGCACCGTGCATCGTGCCGTCCTTCTCAGCAAAGCGTGCTGAGAAGTCAGCTACAAACTGGTCCAGCCACGTAGCGTCATTGCGCCCGGCCAGCATCCACAACGCCTCGTGCAGATGGAATATCGGGTTGGCGTCCCGCACCGGATCGAACAGCACCCGCTCCATCGGGCGTTCATACACGGTGACCACCGGCCACGGCGCAACCACCACCGGGCCGTTGCGGCTGGGTTCAGGCATACCACACTGCTCAATCAGGCCAATGGCATGCTGCCACGCATCGTTAACGTTGCGCGCATAGATGGTTCTCATTTTCTATTAACCTTGTCCAACATCCGCAGCAACCGGGGGCTGACGTGGCCACCGGGACTCCTTATATCGCGCCGGAGTTGCGTAAGCTGCATCTCCAGTTGCTTGATGTACCGGTCCTTGGCCGCATTGGCGTCGGTCAATTCCTTGAGCCGTTTATTCCATTCTTTTTCTATCATAATCCCAGCAACTCCATGACACGCGGCAGCGCCGTAGCACGGCTATGCGTCTCCACTTTTATACCACGCCTGCGGTTTGTCTTGTTAGTTGTGAATATCTGCTTGTACTTGACGCGCGTGGCGGTCTCGTCCACTGGCTCCATCTCACCGCGCGCCATGCGCCGCTGATTGACACTGGCGATGCAATCCACCAGTAGCGTATCCAGGTGGATAACCGTAAGCGATGTCGCCTTGCCGATACGCACAAGGCGCTCGACACCAAGCGTAACCAGCCCTTCCATAAGGACTGATCGTCCCTGCGCTATCTGTTCCAATACGCACTTTTCTACTTCGTCAGCAAAGCCGGCCCAGCGCATCGTATCGATGCCGCCGCATTGCGCCCCATACTTGCCCACCAGCAAGACCGGGGGAGACTGCCAGACGTAGCCGCCAACTTTGCGATTGTTAGGCCCCATGCGGATAATCTCCGCCTGTGGCAGCCCGCCAAGGCGCGCTATGACCTTCTCGGCAATAGTGGTCTTACCGCTACCGCTAGTCCCCCGGATAAGCACGACGCTCATGGTCCCTCCGTCAGGTAACGGGCAAAGTGTTCATTCACCAGCGCACCGCGCCGCACGGCCCGCACACGTGCATATGCATCTGCCCCGGTTATACCCTCTAGCTGCATAAGCACCAAGGCACAGAACAGCCCTGACCGATTGCGCCCGCCCCAGCAATGCGCCAGCAGCACCCCGCCGCCCCTGATGAACGCCACGGCATCGGTGACCAAGGTTTCCAGCAGCATCGCCATTCTGGGGTTCATCTGCCCATCCGGCAACGACACTTGCTCATACCAATCCATGAGCCCAATGATGCGGTTATCCGGCGAGTGCCACAGGTTGACTATGCCCGAGATCTTATACCGAGTAATCATATTAACAATGGCCGTGCCATCCAGCTGATGCGTGCGGGCCGATAGATACAGCTTGCCGGGCAGGATCTCATAAACCCGCATTCATTTTCTCCGTGAACCGAACGATGGCGCGTTGCACCGCAGATTCAACCAACCCAACAGATGCTGCCGGACTACAGTTGAAGACCTTGACATTGACCATCATTACTGCTAACAGAATAGTTTCGACGACAACCATGAATTGGGCGAAACCCCCACCCACGCCGATTACTTCCTTTACGACATGGGTCGTAAATTCTGTCGCTATGCGGTTATGGACGTCATCATGGTTGCTCATGCCTGCCACCGTACCGGGTTGGCCATATCTTCAGTTTTATTGAAGTCGTAAAGCAGGTCGGTCCACGTATAGCCATGCTTGCGCAGGCATACGGCCACCGGCTTGCGTGGCCCATCCCAGCCATTGAGCTCACCTAGATGCTTGTGCGGGAACAGCACCTCGCGCGCGCGCCAGATGTCGGAAACATGGCCCCACTCACGTTCGGCTTGGCGCGCATATTTCAGTTCCGAATCTATGGATCGCCCCGGATACTGCTTCATGCTCTCCCATGATTCACGGTATTCACAGAGCATGACCTGCAACTGAAACATATCGATGTCCACATCGTAATGCTCCTTCAGCATTGCGATGGCATCCTGACAGCTTTGATGTGCCAGCGCCAGCGCCCCTATGCTGTTGTCCCGATTACCCAACCCTCGGTCGGGGAATAAATAGCCCAGCGTGTGCCGGGGGGACCATGCGTCTTTCGGCCGTATATCGGGCGTGGCGATGTGCAGGTCCAGGTGTCGCCGCATGTACTCCAGCAGCTTGATAGCCGAGTAGCGCCCGATGCGCGGCAGCCGCAGCACCCATTCCCACGCCAGTTCGTAAGCGGCTGTGGGCTCGTCCACGGCGCACTCTGCCTTTAGTTTGGGCCAATCGTGCCACACGAACTTGTGCGCCGCGTTCAGGTATTCCGCCATCCAGTCAGCTCGGCGCATCATCTTGCGCTCGTTGCGGCAAGTTATCTTGGTCGGTGGTTCAAAGGCCTCGTCCAGCCAGTGTCGCAGCGCACCGGTATTCTCGGCCTGTGTGTACGACCAATGCCGCCACAGCACTTCGGCATATGGCACATTGTAGACCGCGATGTAGCACAGCGCCCGCCAGACCCGCTCGTTCTCGTCGATTATCGGCAGGTTCGCCATCTCCGCGACCATGGTCAGTTGCGGGTCCGGTCCTCCGGAAGCCAGTTCCCATCTACAAAACTCGGCGAAGAACTTGCGGTGCTCGTTAGTTGTGAAATCCAGCAAACCAATCTAGCTCCAATCCAAAGCGTTTACCCTGTTGTTCAGTGCACCGGTTGCATGGCGTCTGTGCACCACGATCTCGCCTTATCAAGTTTTCCCGCACCTCGTCATAGGCGTCCCATAGATCAGGTAGTGATTGGTCAGGGAACTTGCCTACGATATGCTCGTCGCCCCAGTCGTCGCAACATATAGGGATGCTGCCGTCAAACCACATAGGAAATTCGCGAAATGGCCTAACGCACATGCGCGCCAGCGGCTCCTTGATTGGTCGCACGTTGGGATACATCCGGGCGGCAGGCCCCGGCCCCACATCTGCATTTCCGCCTTGATTGTGGTAATGCAGAATGATGTTCTCCTTGGGTGCCCGACCATCCTCGGTCTTATAGGTGCAGGCATCCTTGATAATCAACGCACGCCAGTCCGGCCCACGATACGGATATGGATTGGCCGAATCATCAAAGAACGTGTTGGCGGTGCCCGCGAACAGCGCCGTGAACTCGCGCAATCGTCGTGGCGTATAGCAATCCAACAGGAAGCAGTTCACCCCGGCATCTTGCGCCTCCTGGACCCACGCTTTGAATCTCGCGAGCCCTATGATATCGGACAGATCACCGTTAGTGCTGACGAGGAACTGCGCCTTGGGCAATGCCTGCCGGGCGATGTGGATATATTCGATGAATCGCGGGTGCAGCGTGGGCTCGCCCCGGTTGGCAATCTCAATGCGTACCTTGGGCCGCCATGCGGCAACGGCTTCAACGTAGCGTCCCCACAGGTTTGCCGGCAGGTACTCATATTCCTTTTCGGCCCAGTCTTGGTTGCGCAAGCCGCAGAACACGCAGCGCAGCGTGCAGCCACGTACGAACTCAGGTTTCAGGCTGTATGGCAGATGTCGCGGCATCATGCACTCCTTGAATCCATTTGCGCAGCGTATCACGAGCCTCGTCGTCATTGCACTGCTCGGGTGGCGACTTCATGTAGTAGGAGCTCGCCGCTTGCACCGGCCCGCCTTCACCACGGTCCTGCGCCAATGCTGCGCACCGTATGGCGTCTATGACAACGCCTGCGCTGTTGGGGCTGTCCCACACCTCCAGCTTTAGCTCTATTGACATTGGTGCGCCGCCAAAGCCTTCGCCTTCCAGGCGGATGTGCGCCCACTTGCGGTCGGTCAGCCACGGCACATGGTCACTCGGTCCTATATGCACGTCCCCAGCGGGGATAGGTGTACCCATCACCGAGGTGACTGCACGGGTCTTGCTTATCTTCTTGGTCTTCAGCCGCTCACGCTCGAGCATGTTCAGGAAATCGGTATTACCGCCAACGTTCAGTTGGCTCGTGTGCAACAGCTTGACACCACGGTCCCGCAGCAACGTCACCAAGGCCCGGTGCACGATGGTCGCGCCTACCTGTGACTTGACGTCGTCACCAATGATTGGCACCCCGGCGTCATAAAATGACATGGCCCAGTCCGGGTCCGATGCAATGAATGTGGGCATGCAGTTGACAAAGGCGCAGCCAGCGTGCAGCGCCGCCTTGGCGTAGTGTCGTGCAGCCTCCTCCGCACCGACCGGCAGATAATTCACCACCACGTCGGCACGCATGTGCTTGAGCTCGGTGACCACGTCTACCGGGGGAGCAATACTTTCGATGAGTACCTCCTTCAGGTATTTGCCCAATCCGTCCAGCGTCGGTCCACGCTGCACAGTGGCATCTGTGTGGCGTAATACATTGGTGAATTGCAGCGTGCAGTTGGGCTCGGCAAATATTGCATCACGCAAATACTCGCCCACCTTGTTCTCGGCAATGTCAAAGGCCCCGACCACCTGGATGTCTGCCGGCGTGTAGCCGCCCAGTATCGGGTTCATCAAGCCGGGCGTATCGCTATTGCGACCCGCGTAATAAGTCAGGCCCTGCACAAGAGAAGAGGCGCAGTTGCCCACGCCTACGATTGCCACTCGTATCTGTCGCATGTACCCTCCAATTGCAAATGGGCGGCGGCAGCGTCAGGGAACCACTCCATACGCTGCCACCGCCATCCACCGCAGTACCCTAAACCCCGCTGCGATGTAACCTACCCTAGCCTCAGTCGGTTTTGTGGACTAGGAAAAAATCCCTCTCAGCCGGGTTCCTTCGGCAGGTTCTCGATGTCGTCGGCATTGTCCATGTCAGGGGCGGCAATGTCGTCGATCTCGTCGATCCCAGTAAAGTCGGCGCTTTCCCACTCGCTCTTCCAATCATTGAACGCAGAACCCGTGTCCCCTTCCTGCCACTTCTCCGACCGCTCGTTGGAGTATTCGTCCATCTGGCCAACCACTTCGTCCCGAATACCCTCTGCCTCTTCGAGCAAGGCGTTGTATTCCCCGATCTTGGCGTTTACTACCTCAATCTGTTCGTTGACCCCACCAACGGCCGTAACTACTGACGCTTCCATTTCCCGGAGATTATCAATAATTTCGTCCAGCCGGGCCGCATGTTCTTTTGATATTTTCTTCACTTCACTACCTCATATACCTTGGTTACTGTGCCGAGCTCTAACTGCCCGCGCGTATGATCTTTGCGCCACCAACGTTTAGCCTCACAGCGCAGGCAGCGATAGTGGTCCGGGTCAATAGGATCCCACACATGAGTACAATTCTGCTGATTCCGCCGCGTCTGCGCCCAGTGCCCGCGCACGTCGTGGTGTTTGCGATGCAGGCCGGTGTGGATGCCAGTGATAAACCGCCGCAAGGCCACGCTCTGGTCGATATGCAGCTTGACTGTATGGTGACTCATCATCAGTGTGTTCTTACCGCGCCAGATTACTCGCTTATGCTTCTCCTCGCCGAATTGCAGCACCCGTCTCCCCGGCCGTGTCAGCAACAGCAACACTGCCAATGCCTGCTTAAGGATGCCTTGATGCGACTGTAGGATGCCTAGGTTTTGCTCCCGTGTCAGGTCTAGCGCCGGTTGGTAAAGATGGCTGCGCGCGAGCGCGTCTAACTCGCCGCCTTGCCACCACGAATCAGTTATATTTTCGGCATAACCCACCAATGCCTGTCGCAGCGTCAGCCGGGAGTGTCCGGTGCGTTGCGCGATATCGATCTCTTGCTCCAACGTTACTGGGTGATGTAGCTTCAGCGTCAACGGCGACCAACCGACACCATCCGGCCCCATGGCTGCGCAATAGACCGTGCCATTATTATAGAGATAACCAAACTTTTTGTCTGCCGTGGCCGGGTCGCCGTTGTCCACATACCCCTGGAGCCCGATGCCGTAGGCTGCGGCGTCTATTTCGATCCACGTCTGCGGGTAAGGCTGCCGGGCGAACTCATGTTCCCGTAGTATCAGCCTTGCCGCCTTGTGCAGCATCATGCCAAGGAATCCAGATGCGCCTGTATCGAAGACAAAGCGCTTGGCGTTCAGCATGGCAATGCGCGGCGGGTCGTAGTGTGTGTGATGGGCGGATGTGCTCATCAATGCGTCTGCCAGTGTGGGTTCATGTTTCGGTTTCATGCCGCCAGCCCCCTGTTCTTCTTCCAGCGCCGTATCGCGGCGCGTATGCTCGTACCGGGTTTCCCCACGTTGCTTGGTCTGCCCCGCGACCAGACGGCAACCAAATCGCCATCCAGGCGCAAGTGCCAGTGCTTGGCACCCAGCGTCCAGGTGTAGGGCAGGCCCCGGAGCTCGATCTCGATCTCCGGGGGCAGTATCGGGCGCGTTGGCTTACTCATGCCACTTCCTCCTTCTTGGGTGCCGGGCGCTTCAGGTCTTCCGGGGTCGGCATGGGCACGTCCACCAGAACTTCCTGTGCGCGGGTGACCGCCACATAGCAGAGGTTGATTTCCTGCTCCTTCTGCCAATCTTGCGTGGCGCGCTTGCTGGGCATGATGTCGCCACGGCCAAGGATGTGCACCACCGGCCACTCCAGCCCCTTGCTCTTGTGGACCGAGCTGAGGACCACCATGGTCGGCAGGGTCTTAACGCCTTCCGGGGTCTCGGTAGCGCCGCCCACGTCAGCGAACATCTCGCCCACCATGGCCTGCATCTCCACCACCGTCTGCAAGCCACGCTCACGGGCGCGCTCAAGCAGGCAAAGGATGGTGGCATACTTGTCCTCATGGCGGGCCAGCTTGGCCTCAGCGTCCTTGGCGGTCGCCAGCTTGGCGCGCTCACGGCCATCCCACTTGGTCAACTTGCCTTCGAAGGCGTCCAGCCCCTTGACCTTCCAGCGGCCGACCAGCGTCACCAGCCCTTGGCCGATTTCGCGGCCCTCGATCTTGGCGGCCTTGCCCTCGCGGATAAGGCGGAAGCAGAGCTCCACTAGCGGCGCATTGGTGCGGCACAGAACGGCTTGACCGGGGAGGATGGTATCCAGCATCTGGCGATAGGTGGCCGTGCGAACCGTGCCCTCGGCAGCGGTCGAGGCAGCGTGGATGTGGCTGACGTACTCACGGGCCACGGCAACGACCGCCTGCGGGCAGCGCCAGCTAACCGAGAGGGTCAGCGTGATAGCCTTGAAAAGGTCCTTGATAAGGCCCAGCGACCGGTTGTCGGCACCGGTAAAGCCAAAGATGGCCTGATGCGGGTCGCCAACCGCGACCAGCCGGCCGGTGACCGGGCGGAGCATCTTGCGGGCCATTTCGCGGCGCACCGCATTGGTGTCCTGCGCCTCGTCGATAAGCACCCAGTCCTTGGGCCAGAAGCGGAGGTTCAGGAAAAGCGGCAGGTAGCACATGTCGTCAAAGTCGACGAGCGCGCGCTGGGCGTTAGACAGCTTGAGCACCCGGTCGGCCAACGTCACCAGTTCGTTGGTGTCGTAGTCGTCGGGCAGGCGGTCGGCCACGTCGTAGCGGCTCACCAGTTCCAGCCAGTAAATCGGCTTGACCTGCTCCACTAGCCCGCGCACATAGAACCCGGTCTGCTTGGCAAGGCTGACCAACTGGCAGATGGCAGGAATTTCGCCTTCGACCGGCTCACGCATTTCGGCAAACATGGCACGCACAATGTCGCGCACCTTGTCGTTATCCAACTGGGGGTTATGGTCCCGCAGCGCGTAGCGCAGCGTCGACCAGCCGGCCGAGTGAAACGTGGCAGCGGTCTTGCCGTTCGCGCCCTTGGACTCCAGGCCCATGGCAACAAGCCGCGCCTTGAGCTCTGCGCCCATCTTCGCGTTGTAGGCACCGAGGAAAACCTCGCCCTGCATGCGCTTGACGCCTTCGACCAGCGTAGTGGTCTTGCCAGCACCGGCAACCGCCTCGAGAACGCACGAGCCCTTGCCCGTTTCGATCCAGTTGAGAAAAGCGGCTTGCTCGGGGGAAGGGGTAAAAGACTTAGACATTGGAAACTCCTGTGAAGGGGGGCACGTCGCCCCCGCCCACGTATCTATGCGATGTCACTCCCGTTGTAAAGCGAAAAGATTACCGTGCTCCATCTTTTTCGTCAACACGGTAAAACATGCGGTGCAGTTCCTCGGTGCTGCGCCAGTTCACCTTGGATGGCCGCACAAGGACCACCCTGCCGTCCGCCAGATGGCGTTGATGCGCCCGCCGCCAATGGGCTATGGGGCTGGCGTGGTGCCCGCCCTTGGCCTCCCCACGCTTGCTGCCGGCATGCGTAAAGGTGGCCACGTAGTCTCTTGTCTGTACCACCGTGTGGCCGGGGATCTTGTGCTTGCCCTGCTTGGCCCGCGCCACGTTGAGCCGCACCGGCTCTTCCTTGTACACTACCGGGATAGAGGCGTCCGCCAACAGGCGCAGCATGGTCACCAACGGATCCAGGCTGTTAGAGCCCCGGTTGCGTATCTCCTGCTCGGTCTCCTTGTGGCCATGCGGAAAAATCATAGCCGCCGGACTGACTATCGTGTTGCCGATACCCTTAGCGGCGATCGACACTATATCGTAAACCAGTATGGCGTCTCGTCCATTGGGCAGGCTGACCCCGTACAATTCCATGACCAGTGTATTCAGCCCGTGCAGCGCCCAAAATTCCTTATCCCCATGCTGCCAATTCGGCGCTATGAAATAACCGTTGAACCCACCCTCCCACGAGGATACGGCAAGCCAGCTTTCATATGGATGCTGAAATTCCCCGGCCTCGAACATGTGGCGAGACCGTATGGATTCTGCTTTAATGACATCATTGGGTATGAACCCAAAGTCAACCATGCGGCCCTCGGCCACGGTCTGCTTCAGTGTGTGGCGTAGGAATTTTACATCCTTTTCTTCATGGATGTTGAGCATAGGGTTGATGGCCAGCAGGCCATCACCCAGTATGGTATTGCGAAACGCCTCAGCCGACCGCATCGGCCAGTCCGCCAGATGCTCCAGCATCAGCGTAATGGCCTTTACGGCATCTTCATGCGGCAACAGGGCAATGGGCTCCTGATTAGAAGGGGATTTCATCGTCCATTTCCTTGTTCCAGCCGCCACTGCGCTTGGGCTCTTCCTTCTTCGGTTGCTGCTTGGGTGCAGGCGCAGGCCGCGTCTCGCCCGGCATCTGGTCAGTGGTGCTCTTCGACAGAACCTGCACGTTGCCGTTGTACTGCTTCACCACGATCTCGGTTGTCCACCGCTCAATCCCATCTCGGTCGGTGTACTTGCGTGTTTCAATCTGGCCTTCCACACAAACAAGGTCGCCCTTGCTGGCATACTGGCTGACGAACTTGACTACGTGCTCATTCCAGATTACCACCTTGTGCCACTGGGTACGCTCCTGTCGCTCACCTGTCTGCTTGTCAGTCCAGGTCTCGGATGTCGCCACACTCAGAGCCAAGCCGCCCTGCCCACGTGCCTCGGGCTCACCGCCCAGCCGCCCCACGAGGATTGCCCGGTTTAAATGAATAGCCATGCTATCACCTTTCTATTGGTTGTATCAGTTTACAATCACGTTGCCCAAAAGGAAACTATTGATCCCCCTGGAACCCCTGGAACTTATAGTGGTCACCCCACCAAAGCGCGTACATCTCATGCAGCTTGGCATCCTCGACCGAATCCTTGAAATTACCGTAGTCGATGCCATTAATCTTAGCAGCCACCAGCGCCGCCACTGCCTTTGCCGGCATGCTGACCCGCCAGCGGTAATCTGCCTTTGGTGTGCGCGTCACGCGCCGCCGGGGGAACAGGGCGGTCAGGTGCTTCTTGGCGCGGGCGCGCACAAGCAGGTTGCCGGGCTCTTGTGCGTCCTGCACGATTGAAACGAAAGCGTTGTTGAAACAGATCCACATCAGCGCACCTGTACGCCGGCTGCGGTCATGGCGCGGTAGTGCGCATAGGCACCCGGCAGCGCATCCATGGCGTCGTTGAAATCGAAGTCGGTAAGGTCAGGCACGATAGCCTGCGGCAGATGCGGCACCAGCGCGGCCCACTGCGGCGTGACGCGCAGGGCATCGAAGCCCAGCACATCGTCGTCGTTGGCCACGGGTGCGTCCCACACCTTGAGCACCTCGATGGCCGCCAGCGCACCCTCGCGGGTAGCGTAGGCGTCGGGCACGGGAATGTAGAAGTCGCTGCCGGGCATAGCGTCGGCGTAGTAGCGGCCATCCTCGTCGAACGCGATGACCCAGTTGGCCGAGCCGGCATCGAGATGCGGATAAACGCGGTTAGAGAAAAGTTCGTCGTTAAGCATGGTGCCCTCCTTGGGCATGGGGCGGAACTGCCCGCACCCTGATATCTACACCCAAAGGAGAGAAATGTAAAGGATAATCGTTAGGCGTTCATTATTTTGTTGCCTGTTGCGCCTTGAATTCCTCCCACGTTGCCGGTGGCGGGGTGACTGGCTTGAGCGGGTCATCCTTGGCGGAAAGCACCTTGAACCGCAGCCCGTCAAACAGCCTGAACGCCTCGGTGCGTACTTCCTCTGACACATGCCGCGCCGTGTCCGGATGCAGGCACTTCAAGATGCTGTTGTATTCCTGCTTCGACATGATGCCCCTGCGGCTGTTGATAGTTTGCTCTGCCCGCCGCAACTGTTCCTTGGTGTCACGAGTAACGCGATCATACCACTTTATGATTTCCTGCCGCAGTCGCTCCTCAAACCCGGCTTCCAATTTCTTGGCATAGGCGCGCATGGTACGGTCCAGCGTCTTTTGCTGATTTTTCGACAGATATGCCCGCGCCTCGGGTGAGGTAAAAAACTCATCTGTGAATTTAGCCTCGAACTCAGCCTGCTTCTTGGCCGCCTCAGTCTGCGCCTGCGCAGTCGCCTCGGCCGCCGCCTTGCGCCGCTCTTTCTCTAACTTGATGATACCGTAAATGGTCCGGTCATCCAGCCCAGTGATTTTCTCTATTTCCTTGACGGTCTTGCCACTGTCCCACATCGCAATGATTTCGTCATCGCGGTACTTCTTCTCCTCCTGCTTCTTAGTTTTGCCCTCGGGCTTGGGCTTGGGCTTCTTGCCGGTAAGCTGCGCCTTGATGGCTTTGGCCTCCTGCCGGGTGGGGTTCGGGTTAACCGCCAAAATTTTGGTCAACATATCTGGGGTACCCGCTATCTGGTGCACCACCCAACTGCACGGGGTACGTACCCCGTGCGTAAAAGCTGAGGATACTGCTCGCAAATGACGTAAAGTATCAACTTCGTATTCAAGCCCCACAGCTAAGAGTTCCTTACTCATAACTTCCAGCTGGGCATATGAACCATCATTCGCCTTGCCCCCGGTAGGCCCAATCGCCTTCACAATGGCATCACCGATCTCCCACTGAGTAGCCTCAGCCTTTTTACAGACCGCAATCACTTCAGGATATTCCACGGCCATCTCCTCAAAAGAAAAGGGCAGGTCTGCCTACACGCAACCTGCCCCAAGCACATTCCCAAGGTCCTTATTCGGCAGCGGCACCGCCCATGTCATCTGCCGTGGTTTCTTCTCTCAGGCCCTCGGCCGCTCGCTGCGCCTGCAACAGTTCAACCGCGCGCAGCACCTGACTGTCAGCCTGACCCTCGCGGTGCTTGAGCAACTGGATTTTGTTGGCAATATCAGTGATAGCCGTGCTGGCCAGCGTGGCGTCGCCATCACCATCAGCAAGCTCCTTGATGCGCGCCGCCGCAAAGCCCCGATCAAGCTTTGCGCTGCCGCTCCACGAGTCGACACCATTGATAGCTGTGATCTGCGTCCGCAGTTCGGGCTCTTCATGCCAATGCTTTCTCACGACCACTTCCATGCGGTCGAGCAAAGTCATCGGCTTGGCCTTGTTTTTGGCAAACTCATCCCAAGAATCAGGCACCTGCGGCTTGAATGCCGCCAGTGCGCGCTTTTCCTGCGCAGTGTATTTCCGTGGATTTTCCATAAGATTACCTCCAATGAATATGAAACTATACGATCTTAGCCTCCTTCACAAAACTTGTAAAGTCACTTTATTTAATGAGAAGTCATTTTTATTCAATGAATTCAGGGATTTAGCGCTTGCGCCGTTTCTTCGATGAACGCCATCACCAGATACCTTGCTCAATGTACTCGGCCGCCCGCTCCACGTACATATCCCAATCAACATCGGTAACGTCAACGCTATTAAGCTCAAGCGTACCGTCCCACATGCTCCCACGCCACAGATAGAATATTGGCCAATGAATAGCGCGGATGGCCCAGCCAGACCCGGCCACGGTTAGCCAGATGTGGCTGTCATGCTGCTGTTCCAACACCGTCGTCGATGAGGCCGAAGCGCGTCAACCGCGACAATTGCAAACTGCGTCGGCATCACAGCCACAGCCGGGATAGTCGCACGAGACAAGCGGGTTTACAGCCACGTCGAGCGCGAGAGCCGACATGAGTTGCAGCACAGAATGTGCGCCCAACTTGTCGCCGGCCTCCCAGCCACTCTTGAGGTACAGCGCACGAGCACGCCCTTCTGCTTCGTCTCGTGTCAGGTTGTCTATCTTCGCTGCTGGCGTCACCGCCCCTTGGGGACGACGATTCCAGGCTGCGACGGCTTCGGTTTCGGTTGCGTCCCATACGCGAGCAGTACAGTCGCGACAGCGAGCCGCAGCGCGCAAAAAGCCACGGTCCATGTAAGTCCATGATTCTGCCTTCCCGCCGCAAAACGGGCAGGGCTTGAGTTCGGTCTGCTCTGGCATGGTCAGTCTCCGTTCACGGCCGGCCTCTTTCGAGCCGGGCGATGTGCCTGAACAACTGCTTGGGCCTGCCCTCGCCCAGCCGCGTGCGCTCGTACTTATCGAACTCGCAAAGTATGTTCTGGGTGTCCTGCGCATCCGGGGGAGCCCAGCCTTCCCGTAGGAAAGGTGCCTTCAGCCGCTCCTGTAGCTCATTTACGCGCAGCCTGAACTCGTCCTCGCGCCATGCCTGCTTGAGGGGTCGCTCCAGCACGCGGTTCATCCCACGGCGGCTGCCCGGCCCGCTGGCGCAGAAGGTGTGCCAGTCGCTGGCTTGGCGCAGCGGCGCGACGTGCTTCACGTCGGCGATAACCTGCGCCGACAGGAAGCTGCCCAGCCCGTGCCACAGCCCCAGTTGCATGTGCCACGCGGTCAACGTGTCCCCCGGCTGCGGCCTGATGCGGTCCCGCGCCGCCCACATGGGGTCAAACACATAGTCGACGAGGTAAGCCGATTTGCTCGGGTACTTCGTGCCGTTGGTGCTGATCAGGTAAGCCCCACTAAACACCTTGGCACGGGCCTTGCGCCGGGCTTCTGTA